TTCAAATTATTATCTTTTATTTTGGATTCTAATTGATTTATAGTAGTGGCCAGTTTAGATTCCAACTGTTGATTAACATTCAAATTATTATCTTTTATTTTGGATTCTAATTGATTTATAGTAGTGGCCAGTTTAGATTCCAACTGTTGATTAACATTCAAATTATTATCTTTTATTTTGGATTCTAATTGATTTATAGTAGTGGTCAGTTTAGATTCCAACTGTTGATTAACATTCAAATTATTATCTTTTATTTTGGATTCCAACTGTTGGTTAACATTCAAATTATTATCATTTATTTTAGATTCTAACTGTTGGTTAACATTCAAATTATTATCATTTATTTTAGATTCTAACTGTTGGTTAACATTCAAATTATTATCATTTATTTTGGATTCTATTTGGTTTATCATTTCAGTTAATTGTGAATTAATTTGGTTATTTATAGTTGTTTTACAGTTTTCTATTTTATTATTAATAATTTGATTAATTTCTTCAATACCAAATTGTATTTTGGAGTCAAAGATTTCATTTATTGAATTTAAATTATCCATTGATAATGATTTTTGTTTAGATAAATTATTTGTAAGTATGTTAATATCTTGATAAATATTTTTAGATAAATTATTTATTTTGTTATTAATCATATTATTTGTTGAACTTTCTGAATTAGATATTTTTTTTAAAATCAATAAAATATTTTCTTCTAATTTTGAACTAACATTTTTTTCAATCATTTGAATTTTATCATCAATACTCATATTAGAATTATTGATGTTTAAAATTAATTGATTACACAAAATTTCATTTTGTTTAACGAAATTACTTTTCAAATCAAGTATTTTGCAATAACATTTTAGATTGGAATACATGACAAATATATTAAGTATTAGAAAATTTTAATATATTTATTTTAAAAAAAATTGATAATAATTATATTTATTGAAAATGATATTTATATAATGTCAACCAAATTTGTTGTAAACGAAATTAAAATTATGAGTAGCTGGGGTTATAACCTTCCCTCAAATACTGATTGTACCATTTGTCGTTGCAGTCTAAACACAAATAGTCTTTATCATCAAGATAAGGGTATGGATTCATATGTTGTAGATGGGACTTGCGGACATTCATTTCATTATGAATGTATTAAACCATGGGTAGATAAAAACAAACATTGCCCAATTTGTTCTGCTCAATGGAATTATAGATCCAAACCCGATAACCCAAAATAATCTAAATTACTTAAATAATACTTGTTTTAATTATATAATGCAAAAAAAATATTCAGATGATTATGAAATTGGATTAGATGAGGCTGGTAGAGGCCCTTTAATTGGTCGTGTTTATGCAGGTGCAGTTATATGGGGTCCAAATACTTCAGATACAAATTTAATAATTGATTCCAAGAAATTATCTGCTAAGAAAAGAGCAGAAGCTCTGAAATGGATTAAATCTAATGTTTTAGCCTGGGGTGTTGGTTATGCAGAACCCGGTGAAATAGATAAAATAAATATATTAGAAGCTACAAAGTTAGCCATGGATAGAGCAATAATTGATTTAAAACAAAAAATAAATTTATCTACAGAACCAAAAAATTTAATTATTGATGGTATTGGTTGGGAAAAGAAATTCATTAATTTCCAGGTCAAATCAGTAGTGAAAGGTGATTCTACTTACTTATCAATTGCTGCAGCATCAATAATAGCCAAGGAATATCATGATGAATATATTAAAAACCTTTGTAAAGATTATCCTGAATTAAATGCCAAATATGATTTAGAAAATAATATGGGTTATGGAACTAAAAAGCATCTTGAAGGATTGGCAACACATGGAAATAGTGTTTATCATAGAAAAACATTTAAACCTTGTTGTAACTATTAATATATTCTAATTACTAATTAATTTCAATTACTAATTTTAAAATGGAAATTAAAATCTAAATATATTATAATGTCATTAATCGGAACATATAAAAATTATAAATATTATAAAGTACCCGTAAAGGGTACAATGAATGATCAAAATATTTTATCAGCTTGTAATTCAATAGGAATGAAACCACCTTGTGTTAATGAACAAAATGGGGTTTTAAGTGATGGTACATGTAGAGATGTTGGCTTTAGGGATGGTACAAAACCTTTGAAAGAATTAGCAAATACCTTTTGTACAAGTTCAAAATATGAAAATAATGTTATTGTTGATTTATTACCACATGAATGTAGAAAAACTAGTGAACTTTTTGCATACATGGGTGGTAAAAATAATGGAAAATCTTGTGATGTAAGTAAACCTGATTGCAACTATGGGAATATTTCAAATAGACAAACAATTTGTGTGAGAAGTGATTTAGACACACCAACTATTAACAACTTAAAATGGATTGGAACGACTAATTCAGACACAGAAAATCCAGCTAACAATCAAATTTTCATTTATCAATTGGCTGATTATAAAGGATGGAGAATAACTCTATTTGAAGGTTCTTTTATGTATCCATTAGATGAATATAACGAGGCAGTTCTCAAAATATATTCAGAAAGATATTTTCAATTATTGGATGAAAATCGATGGACATTCCCATTAAATTCTATGAAAGTAGGTTCGAACATGTTTGTATTATTCAGTGAAACAGATGATTTGTCTGGTAATACTGCTTTTGCAAGTTATCAACCAGGATATAGAGGTGCACTTGGAGTAATCTTGCCTCAATATATTATTACAAAAAATGTTGGTTCCACATGTAATACTAGAGAGTGTTGTAAAAGAATTAATTTGGTTAAAAGAGCAGAGAAAACTTCTGATATCAAATACACTTCTACTAAAAATTTTTATGAATGTGCTGGATGTCCTATTGTTGAAGCTCCTAACGTTATACCAAATTGTGAATTAAATTATGTGTGTTACGATGAACCTTGTTTATCTTGTTGTTCAGAACAAAGATGTAAATCTATTGACGATATGAAAAAATCATTAAATGAAATATTTATAATTGAATCAGAAAAGAAAAGAATTTTAACAGAAGAACTAAATAATGCTTCTAATATTATTAATAAGAAAAAATTGGAAATTAGTCAAAAACTTGTTAGAATTGATAATGAATTAAGACAAAAATCAGATGAACATCAAATGTTAATTCAAAAGAAAATAAGAGAAAAGAATCAAATAATAGACCAATATGCTTTCGATATTCAAAATATGAATAATAATTTTGCCAAACAAAAAAAATTTACAATTGACTCTTTAGAAGATACCAAAATTATTGATGCTGATAATTTGGATTATAGATATTTGAAATTAGAGTTAGATACAAAAAATAGAATTAAAAACATTGATACTGCATATGATGAATTAGATTCAATTGAAAAAGCTGATACTAAAAAAATTATAGATGAATCTAATGCAGACTTACAAAAAGGAAGAGTTTTGATGGAAGAGGAATTAGTTGTAAGAGAAAGAGAAACATATAAGGGATTTCTTAAAATGAATATGTATCAACAAAAAGAATCAGCTAGATTAACAACAGAACACGAAGCAGCTATGAATAAATTGAAGAAGGAATTTGAAGAAAAAATTAAATTAGTAGATGACCAAATAAATGTTTCAAATAAAGAATTTGATTCATACAAAAAAACTGCAGATGAACAAATTAATAGAATTAAAGAAAATTTATTATCAAATATTAAATTAAATCAAGATGCAGTTAATAAATTGGAAAAACTAATTAATGATAAATCCCAATATAATGTAAAAGAATTCGCAAAAATAAAAAATAAATATGATAAACAAATAAATGATTTGCTAGAAAGTAAAAAAGTAAACAAAGATAATATAATTTTGAATTTTAGACTTCAGGTAGAAGAAAAAATAGATCAAGTTATTTTACAAAAAAGAAAAATAAATCAGGATTATAAAAATTTTAAAGAAGAAATAATAAAACAATTTGAAATTTTTGAATCAACTAGCACGGAATCGTTTAGTAAAAATAAAACACAAATTTCTAATGAAAATATTCCAATTATTAATGATTTGGGATTATCATATCAGAAAAATCAAGAACAACTTGATATTATAACTAGTTTATCGAATGAAAGGAAAACTAACCTAAACAATATTATAAACCAAAAAAATAAGGATTTAAATTCTGAAAAAATAAAATATGAACAACAACTTGAAAAATTATATGAATACATTGATAAACAAAAAAATGACAAAATACAAAAAATAGAAGATGATTTCAATAAAGAGATTGCTAATTTGAACCAAATGTTGTCCGATGCTAAAAATAATGCTATATTAGAGGAAAAAAATTTAAAAGACCAAATAAAAAAATTAGGGATTGATTTTGAAGAATTAAAAAGGAAGGAAGTGAAAAAACAGAATGATTTATTATATGCGGAAGTTAACAAGTTAAAGTCAGATTATATGAATAAAAGATTAGAGTTAGAAAAAGAATTAACTGATTCTAATAATAAAAAAATAGAAGAAACAGCTAGATTAGAAAATCTTAAGAAAAAATTAAAAGTAACAAGTGAGAAGATTAGTTTCTATCAAATGGTAAAAAACAACTCAAAAATAACTTTTTGGATTATTATGATTTTGCTATTTTTAAATGGTATTGGTTTGATTCTTATTTTTACTAGAAAAAAATATCTGAGACAGATGATGAAAATGAATTGATAGAAGATGAAGAAATAATTGATGAATAAAATGATTTAATAAATAATATAATTTTTTATTTCTTAATTTATTATAATAATATTATGGGAAGAAGACCACAACGACCAGTTTATACACCACCACCACCACCACCACCAACATTAGTTGCTAATGAAACGCTAATCAATCAAAGGTGTTGGGGTGCGGATGATTATGCCTATTATCTAGGAGGTTGGAATAGCAGTCATATATTGGAAACCCACAATACTAACGATAAAAACAGATGTCAAAACTTATGTGAAAATCATCCGGAATGTCAATCTACTACTACATCAGTATTTACTGGTTTACATCAATGTCATTTACTTAAGGTTCCAATGTGGTATGGTACATGTGATTCAAAATATCAATTATGTGCGGTATCGAATTGTCCAAAACATGTACCATTAACAACCAATAAATGTATTTCAAAAGCTAACCATGCTCAATGTTTATCTTCATTTAGAGAGGGAAAAGTTATTAAAAAAATAGGAGGGTTAAATAGGACCCAATGTCAACAAGCTTGTGAAAATGATCCTGAATGTAAATCAGGTATGTGGAATAAAAATGCTATATCAGGAAATGGTTTCACCTATGGAGCAAGAGAATGTTATTTAATGAAAGAACCTATGGAATTTTGTGGTTGTGACCCATCACAGGATTGTAATGCATGGGATTGTTATACTCAACCTGCTATAAATAACAAATGTACGGCAAATACATCATCTAATAAAGAAACAATTAAGCAAAATCAAATTTACAAGGTTTATAATGACAAATCCAAAATAGAGTGTAAAAACTTATGTGAAAATGATCCTGGATGTTTAGCAGCTGTACAGGCTACTGGAAACATTACAACTGACACTGGTAATGTTTATCCACCTCAAACTTGTATTTTATTAAAAAGAAACTTTACTTCTGGAATCAACGGAACAGAAACGCAAACCTGGAATTGTAATGTACCCGATTGTTCCAATAATCCTCCTAATTACACAACTAATGAATTTTTAGTTGAAGCCAGATTAGGAGGTGTGGTTATTGGAAGTAATCCATATGAAAAAGATACCGATTGGAGAACAGCTGTCATTCATGCTGGATTATTATCACATGGTGAAAAAGGATATATTACATTAACCAAAGTTGATAGACAGGATTATTCTGGTTCAACAGCTAATGGAGTTACTTCTGAATCAAGAAATTCAAATAGTTGTGGTTTCACATTGAGTCTAACAAGAAAATGGGAATTCTGTACTGATGTTTGCAATGGAACTGGTAAATGCTGTGACCAGGCTAGATGTACACCAATTATAAACGAAAAAAATAGATTAAATACTGAAAATCAAAAATTAGAACTTAATCTTACTGCATTAAGAGTCGAAGTTAACAGATTAACTACAGAATTTAATAAAGATAAAGCTGCCATTGAAGCCGAAATTAAAACATTAATTGGAGGTAAAAGTTCTGCTAATAGTGTTCTTCTTCAAATTAGAAAACAAAAAGAATTAGAAAAGAACCAACTAATTTCCGAGTTTGCTAATGATTTAGAACAGTTAAATAATACCTACCAAGACAATATTAGACGTCTTAAAGAAAATTTAGGAAAATTAACTCAAAAATCAGTTAATGAAATTACTAAAAAATATGATGAGATTGAAGCATATAATCAATCTAAATTAACCGAAGTTAATAATTTGTTAAATAATATCAGAGTATATGAAGCATCAGAAAGAGTTAATTTAATTAATAAATTAACAGAGGAAAAGAATAAAACTATTGCAGAATTGAAGAGAATTGCCGATAATAAAGAAGTTGAACTTGGTAAATTATTATTTGAAGACGAACAATATTTATTGAAAGAAATTGCCAGATTAAATAAAATTCACAGTGAAAATTTACAAAAGGCTAAAGAAGATTCTGACAAAAAGATACAAGCAGTTCAGGTTTTAATTGATAAACAAACAGCTGACTTTAATGCTTATCGAGATAAAATAGATTCCAATATTAAAGAAATTCAGTCGGTACTCAAAAAGACCGAAGAAAATTATATGGAACATATTACAGAATTAGAGCAAAAAATAAAAAAAAGAGAAGAATATAATAGAACAACAATACAAAAAATTCACGATGATTACACTAATAAAATAGAACATGTTAATACTGGTAGTAAATCTGATAGAGAAAAACTTTTAATTGAAACCAGAAATTCCATAGAAATCAAATTAGATGAAATTAATAGCAGAAAACAAGAAATTAATGAAGAATTTTTAAGAAAAAAAAGAGAATTACAAATAGGATTTATTGATTTAATTGAACAACAAAGTCAAGACTATAAAGCCAGATTAAATAGTTTGAATTTAGATGGTAACAAAATTATTGATGAATTATCGATAATAAATGATGAATATATTAATACTTTTGAAGAAACAAGAACTAATTTATTAAATCTTAATGTAAACCATAGAACTATGATCCAAAAAATGGGAATTGAGTTAAAAGAAATTCAAGATAAATATCGTAAAGAATTTATTAAAAAAGTCGAGGATTTAGAAGCAGATAAAATGAAATTGATAACTGATAGTCAAAATAATTTGTTTGAACAAATAGAAATATTAAGAGGTAAAATTGTTGTTATTGAAAAAGAAGTTTATGAAGAAATGGAAACATACAATAAACAAACACTTGACTTAATTACCGAATTAGAAAATGAAAAAATGGAAGTTATTAAAAAGCAAAATCAGGAAATTGAGGAAGAAATAGAAAAACTTAATAAAAAGTATTTAACAAAAAGATTAGACTTACATAAAGAATTAGAAGAAATCATCCAAAAGAAAATAACTAGTCAAAATAATTTATTATATAAAAAACTTAAATTACAAGAATTACTTGCTAAACGTCAATCATATTCTTTAATAAGTGAAAACATTGAATTAACATTTTATATAACCATCTTTTTAGTATTTTCAATATTAATTCTAACTGGTTTTATTATTTATGATAAATCATTTAAATAAAAAATAAATATTATAATTTCTATCTTTATTATAATATTCATATGAGTTGTGACGATTGTGTTAGACGTTGTTGCCCAACTTGCACAGATGCAGTTGAAAAGGAAAATAATAAAAATTTGAGTAACGAAATCGATATTTTATTAAAGCAAAAAACTGATTTGAATGCTCAAAGAGAACAACTAAATGTTAATCTTAAAAATGCTAATGATGAACTAAGAAAAGTTTATGAAAATATTGAATCTGTAAAATTAGAATTTTTGAAAGTTGAAGAAGAATATACTAAAAAGAAAATAGATAAAGTTAATGAGTTCAATCAAGCAATTAGCAAACTAAAAACTGAAACAGAAGGTGCAAACAAAGCTACTATAGAAAAATTAGAAAGTGATAGAAAGAGAACTACTGATGCTATCATGAATCAGTTTTTAGAAAGAGAAAAAAAATATAAAGAAGCTCTTGCCGAAATCAAAAAAAGATTAGATAGTTTGAAAGCATCTGAAGATGCCAAAAATAAGGCCGAAATTAAAAAATTAGAAGATGAATATAAAGAAAAGTATAAGGCATTGGAACAAACTTATTCAATACGTGATGCTCAAATTAAGAAAGAAATTGATGATTTGAATAAAAAGAATGCTCAAGATTTGAAGAATACTTATGATAAATATGCCACAGATTTAGATAATATCAATAAAAAGTTTGCTGAAACTAAAGTAAATATTGAAATTAGCAAGAAGAAAATTGATGAAGATAATGCAAACATTCAGAAAAAATTGGCTCAAGACTTTGAAGTTATTAAGAAAAAGAAAGAAGATTATGACAATCTTTATCAAGCTAGAATTGCTGAATTAGATGTCAAAATTAAAAATATTGATGATATCATCAAAGAATTATTAGTCGAACTACAAGGTAAATTAGATGATGAATTAGGTAAATTAAAAATGGCTAATGAAATTGAACAAGAACAAATTGTTCGTAACTTAGGAACAGATTTAACAGGTTATGTTGAAAGAATTAATAGAAATACAAATATTCTAAATACAGATTTTGAACAAAGAAAATTAGAATTAAAGAAAGAATTAGATGATTCCATTGAAAAACATGCTAAGGAATTGAAAGATAAAATCAATAATTTACAGACTAGTAACAAGATGATACAAGAAGAAATATTTAGTATGAATAAAGAATATATAAATTTTGGTGAAGCTTCTACGAAACAATTACAAGAATTAGAAGAAAATATTAAAAAAAGAATAGATGAATTTAGAGTTGAATATGATAAGAATAAGAAAAAGGCAGAAGAAGATTTTGTTCAACAAGTTGAACAAATTGAAAAAGAGAGAATTGAAAGTGTAGTTAAAATGAGATTGGAAACTGTCAAGAATATTGATGAAATTAGTGCCCATATTAAGAATCTAAAAGACATATTGAAAAATGAATCAGAAATATCAAGAGTAAATTTAGCTAAATCTATAGTAGAATTAGATAATCAAAAAATTAATATCATACAAGAAAATGCAGATTTAATAAGTAAAAATATATCAGAAGTTGAAGACAAATATAAAAAACAAATTAAAACTAATAGTGAGATATTAGAATATGTAATCCAAGAATCAAAAGGTATTGATTTAGTAATTGATGAAGAAGAATTATTATATAATAAATTAATGACTGAGGTTAATAATTATCAATATATAGTTGATAATCCTGCTTTGTTTTATTATTTGATTATATTCTTGTTTGTTACCCTAATGAGTATATTTGGATGGTGGATTTATTCTAAAAGAAGATAAAATATTAAATAGTATCAACTCTAATTTCATGTTCTAAATTTTGGTCTTCCTTATCTTTTTCTGATTTAATATAATATTTATTGAAGACATTTCTTATAAATCTCATATAATCATCATCAATAAATTGATAATTTTTATTTTCAATTTGTTTAATTCTTTCAAATTTATTCATTATATCTACTAATTGTTGATTCAATGCTTTAATTTCATTCAAGGTATTATCAGTTTCAACACTTGGTACAATATTGCTGTAATACATGTTATTATAAATTAATCCAAGTTTAACAACTTGTTGTCGAGTAAGTGAACCGACATCTGACTCTAATTTGGAATCATTTAATTTTAATTGAGTATATAATTGCATGAGGGTTTCACCAATTTGATCATTAGATGTTTTATTCAAGTTCATCATATTAGTATCATTCTTTTCTCCAAACAAAGTAACCTTAACATTACGGTCGAAAAAGTTCATTTTAGAACTTCTTTCATTAGTTAATCCAACTTGTTCCAATACTTTGGGATCACATTTGTCCCAAGCATTATTTTTCATACATAAGCCTTGAGATGTTTGATAAGTGTCTATTATTTTATTTACTAAAGTGTTATCAATTCTATTCATACGTCTTTTAACAAAGTCAATAATCATTGATTTTAAGGCATCTAATTCTTGTCTTTTCATTTCTTGTATTTCTTTATCAGTCATAGTTGAGTTGGAAAAGTATTCTCCAAAATTAATTGGTAAGACTAAAATTACCAAAATTAAAATCAAAATTACAATACATAGTTTACGCATTTATATTATTATATGATATAAAATATTTATACTTTTTTAAAAAAAATTGATTTAAACTTAATTTATTCCTTGAAACTATTTGTAATAATGAATCTTAAAAATAAAAGGAGTTTTATGACTATGATGGAAAATGATATTGATAATCGTCCATCTAAAAAATCAAATATTATTACTCAATATAAATCACCATTATCAAATTCCATCATTTATAATAGAATTAGTACAAAAAATCAAACTCTAGGAACCAGTCTTGAATCTCAGTCAAAGTTATGTAGAGAATATTGTACAAATAATGGTTTTAATATTATTGGAGAATATAATGAAGTTACTAGTGCCAGATTTATGGAAAATCAAACGATGTTACATGATATAATTGAGCAACATGAAAATTTTAATTTGGTTGTTTATGAACCAACTAGACTTAGTAGAAATATTAATGATTTTACTAATTTGGTTAATCAATGTAAACAAAAAAATATAATTATTTGTTTTGTTGAAAAAGATTGGATTTCCACTAATAATACTGATTTTAAATCTATTTTATCTTCAGTCTATGATGGTCAGATTGAATCTGAAAATATTAGTAATAGAATTAAACGAGCTATTCAATATAAAAAAATCAACAATACATATCTTCCCTCAATACCAACTTTTGGATACAATTATGAAAGGAAAATTGTTAATAATAAAATAGTAAAAAATAAAGTGATTAATGAACAGGAACAAAAAATCATTCTATTGGTTAACAAGTTGTATTATGGCTCAGATGTTAAAGAAGTAAATCAGTTGTTAACAGAAATAACCAATCAACCTCAAGAATTAATTGACCTTAACGATGATGAAAATTCTTTAACCTTAATTGAAGAAGGTAATCTTAAATTTGTAGACATTGCCGAGTTACTCAATTCATTATCAATTATGAGGCGAGGGAATCAATGGAATGCTAATTCAGTTTCTAAGTTAGTAAAAAATTGAATAATTAATTTATTAACTTGATAAGTTTATTTATTAATGTCATTCCAAGATTGGACTCCTATTGTACTTAAGAAAACTACCGATACCAAGAAGAAGGAACATAAACCAAGTCATCCACATATTCAAAACACAATTAGTGTCAAGAAGATTTATGACCCTGATAATCCAGATGCTGAACCAGAGGTTAAGCCTGTTATGATTGATAGGGAATTTGGAATGCAAATTCAAAAGTTTAGAACTGCTAAAGGAATTACCCAGAAACAATTCGCCAATGCACTTAATCTACCTGTTCAGGTTATTAATGAATATGAGCGTGGTACTGGAGTAAGAAATGGAAATTATGTCAATAAAATTAAGACATATATGAATAAGAATAGTCCTAAATAAACATTTGATTTATGAATAAATATTAATTTATAAACAAATTAATCAATGAATTCACAATCTTCATTATCAACTTTAACCTGTTTACTAATGTCATTTGTTTCATCTATGTCTAATTCTCTGATAATTTGATTATCTTTAACTTCAATCACTTTCATTTCAAAACCCATTTTACGATACAATTTCCTTCTTTTATATCCTTGTCTTACAAAACTTGGTAATTGATCAGTAAAATCAAATATTGTAGGTCTAACATTAGGATCTATCTTTCTGATAACTCTACCAACTGCTTGTTCAACTTCAGATCTTGGGGTTGTCATAAAAAGGGTATTTAAATCAGGAATATCCAAAGCTTCGGCTGCCATACCATAAGAAGCAAAAATAACTTGGGCAGTTTCAGCTACTTTTAGAGCTTTTTGTTTCATTCCACCAATATAAAAATCAGCTGTTGCAATTTGTCTTTCATCTATTCTTTTCTTTAATAAATTTAAATGTTCTATTCTATCTGATAGTACCAAAATTTTTCTACTGTCTTCCTGTAATATTTCTTCCATCATATCAACAATAAATTTATTTCTTCTTCCAATAGTAGTAATCTTATTAATTGTTTTTGCCTTATTAATTGTTTTTGGTTGAGCCTTATTACCTGTGTACATCATAAATTCTCTGAATTTTTCATGTTCAATATTATAATTTACAATGTTAACCATAACTCTATTATTTTCTTCAACTGCTGTTTTATACATAATATCACCAAAATACCAATATAAAATTTTTTCTAATTTATCTGCTCGTTTTGGTGTAGCACTTAATCCAATTGTAATTTTACTTGCTATAATTGGAAGAGCTCTTGAGAAGTATTGAGATGGAGCATGATGAGCTTCATCAAAAATAACCATACCAAAATCCCTAAATATATCTACATCATACTTTTCTTTAGCAATAGATTGAAGCATTCCAATAACTATATCTTTACCATCAACCTCAACTTTATTTTGTTGTATTATACCGATTGATGCATTAGTAAATTGTTCAGCACGTTCTTTCCATTGATTAAGTAAGAAAGTTTTATGAACAATAACTAGGGTTTTAACTTTAAATTGGGAGGCAAGATAAAGTGATAACACTGTTTTACCTGCTGCACAAGGTAAACATAGAACACCTCCATCATTTTGTTTTAAATGAGGAACTACTTTATCAACAATTTCTTTTTGTTTGGGTCTCAATTCTCCATTAAATTTTATTTTAATTTTTTCACCAACAACTTCTTTATTTATATCTGGTTTTCCAAATTTTTTAATTCCATAATATTTGGGAATAGACAAATACTCATCATTTTCTTGAAAAACAGGAAATTGAGCACAATCATCTTTTTTAAAAGTACTCATCTGAAATGGTTCTACAGTTAATTCCTTCTTTGTTTGTTCAATTAAATTTTTATATTTGTCTATTTTAGGAACTAGATAACCCTCTTTACACAGAATCGTTTTTGACATTTTAATTATATAATAAATTAACAAATTTAACTTTTAAATTTCAATTTTATATAAAAATAATATAAATTTTTTTATATGTTATAATATAATGGAAACTGTTAACCAAATGTCAAACTATGTGAATAAAGGTCTTGATTTTATTAACAATAATAAAATTTTAAGTTCTGTTTTAGGCATGTTTTTAGTTTTATACGTTGCTATGGCTGCACCTAAATTACCTAAATCAGTTGCAAAAATTTTTGATAATAAGTTCTTTAAATTAGGTTTTATGTTTATGATTGCCTATTTAGCCACTAAAAATCCTGCTGTGTCTATCATTACTGCTGCTGCTCTTTTAATTACTATTCAAACCCTTTCAGCTCATGAAGCTGCTGAAATGGCTGTTAGACAAATTAAAGAAAACTTTGCTGCTAATGAAGAAAACCAAGAACAACAACTTTTAGAACCTGAACTAGTTCTTGTTGAAGCTGAAACCCAAGTCGAAAAACAATTAAATCAAATTATGGAAGAAGCACGTGCTAATAAAGTTTTAGCTGAATCTGAAATCCGTAAACCAGAAATTGAACAAGAAGTTATTAAAGTTAATGCTGAATCTTCCACTACACAAGTTCAACCTGAATCACAAGCACCAGTAGAAGCACCCAAAGCTCCTGAAGCACCAGTTCCTCTTGGTTCTGAATTAGTTAATGCTGAACCAGATAATGAAATGTTAAAGGTATTACCTCAACCAAAACCAATTATTTCTGAAGAAGAAATGAAGAAACCAATTAGCGAAATCGTCAGCGAAATTGAAGTTCCCTTATCACCCAAGAGAGCTGAATTCGTTCAAGAAAGTGCTGCTAAAGCTGATGCTCAATTAGAAGCTGCTGCTAAAGCCGAAGCTGAAGGAAATCAAGTTCTTGCTGAAGCCCATAAGGAAGAAGCTGCTAAACAAGCAATTATGATTGAAGGTGCTATTGTTGCTAAAGAATTGAAGATGGCTGCTGAAGAAGCTAAGAATGAAGGTGACCTTGCTAAAGCTGAAGTTTTAATGAATGAAGTTGTTAAACAAGAAGTTAAAGTTGATTCATTAGTTAAAGCTGAAAAAGCCAGAGAAGAAGCTGTTGAAGCCCACAGTACTGGTGATTTAGTTAAGGCTGCTGAATTAGCTAAGGAAGCAGTTAAACTTGAATCTAAAGCCGAAGCAATTGTTTTAGCTGAGGAAGCTAAGAAAATTGTCGAAGAAGTTAAAAAGTCTGAAGAACCTGCTAAAGTTGAAGAAGCAGTTCAAGAAGCCGCTAAACAAGAAGTCAAAGCAGAAGCTGTAGTTAAAGGTGAAGAAGCCAAGGCTGCTGCTGCTGAAGCTAAATCATTAGGAGATATTCAAGAAGTTAAAGCTCAAGTTGAAGAAGCCGTCAAACAAGAAGTTAAAGTTAATGCTTTACAAGCTGCTGAAGAAATTAAGATTGCTGCTGAAGAAGCACGTGCTGAAGGCAAACAAGAAGAAGCTAAAGCTTTAGATGTTGAAGCTGCTAAACAAGAACTCAAGGTCGAATCAATTGTTAAAGCAGAAGCTCATAAAGATGCTGCCGAAGAAGCAATTAGCAGAGGTGCTATAGACCAAGCTAAGGTCCATATGGAAGAAGCTGTTAAACAAGAAGCTAAAGCAGAAGCCTTAATTAAATCAGACCAAGCTAAAGAAGAAGCTAAAGAAGCTAAAGAACAAGGTTTCTTAGAAAAGGCATTATCTTTATTCAAGGTTGCAGATGCCGAAGAAGAAAAAGCCAAAGCCATTGTTGCTTCGGAAACACACATGGAAGCTGCTGCTAAAGCTATCACTGATGGTGATAAAGATAGTGCATCTAAACATGTTGCCATTGCTCAAAAATTAGAAGAAGTAGTTGCCACCATTGTTCGTGGAGGAGTTCCAGCTGAACCATTGGGTCTAGGACTATTCGATTCTTATGCATACATTGTTCCTTACTCTGCTAATGATGTTTTCAACTTGATTAAAGAATCCAAAGAAGGTTTCAGAAATATTAAAAAGATTGAAGGATTTAGAAACACTATGTTGAGTAAGAATAGAATCGAACAATTTGTTAATACAAAGAAGATTGAAAAATTCGGCAACACTACTAACCCTAAGGGACTCATTAGAAAATATAACAATCATGTTCGTTTGAGCAAACTTATTGAAAATTTTGGTAACTGCGGTTCTTATATTCCTTCTGAACAAAAAATCGAAAGATTTGCTGATGTTATGCAAGAGTCTGCTAACCCATTAGAATCTGCTACTGTCCAAGAAATGAAAGATCAATTTGATATGAAATTATGTTCTAAACCATACGAATTCCCTGCTTACGAAAATGAAATGTATGCTAAATATTAAATTATCTAATTTTAATTAAGTTTTACTTGTTATTAAGTTTATTAAAAAATATTTTTTTAATAAATTGAATTGTTTTTTCTAGTATTAAATAATGTCCACACATAAAGATTTAAAAGATTTCATTCAAAATGTATATAACTTTAAAAAGGTTTGGAAAGAAAAATGTAATAAATATGATATTGATTCACAACCATTTGTTTTACCAGCTGTTGAACGTATTGTTGTTCTTGGTGATATTCATGGTGATTGGGATATGTTAATGAAAACTTTAAAAGTTGGTAATGTTATTAATGATGACGGCGACTGGATTGGAGGTGAAACAGTGGTTGTTCAAGTTGGTGATCAAGTTGATAGATGTAGATATAGTGGAGTCCCATGCAATAAAAAAGGAGCTACTGAATTTGACGAAGGTAACGACTGGAAAATCTTACAATATATGACCAAGTTGCATAAACAAGCTACTAAAAAAGGAGGAGCTGTCTATTCATTATTGGGCAATCATGAAATAATGAATGTTGAAGGGGATTTTAGATATGTGAGCTATGAAGGTTTGAGAGAATTTGATAATTACACATATGAAGATGAAAATGGTAAAAAAGTTACCATTAAGGATGGTAAAGAAGCTCGTGCATTTGCATTTAAACCAGGAAATGAAATTGCGGAATTTTTAGCTTGCACACGTCAGGTTGCTCTAATTATTGGGTCTAATCTATTTGTTCATGCTGGTATTTTACCTAAAATTGCTAAAAAATATAGTGTTAAAAATATTAATCAGTTAATGAGTCTGTATTTATTCGATGAATTAAAGAAACCATCCAAATATAAAGATTTATTTAACTCACAAGATTACTCACCTTTATGGAATAGAGTTTTTGGTAATATGGGTTTACAAAAATATAGAAAATCAGTACAATCTCTTGATTTAGAAGAAACTAAAGAGAAATGTTCTAGTTTATTAGATCCCCTTAAAGAAATTTACCAAGTGGATAAAATATTTGTAGGTCATACTCCTTTAATGGAACATGGTATGGGTTCTGTATGTAATAAAAAAATTTGGTTAACTGATTATGGTTCATCAAAAGCATTCGATAAATTTGATAAATCAATATCAGAATCTGATTTTTCTGGAGGAAGCAGTGATTCTGAAAAACCAAGATCTGAATTTCGCAAAGCTCAAGTACTAGAAATTCGAAATGATGGTAAAGAAATTAATATATTAAAATAAAACTAATTTAGTTCAAAAACTCCTGAATAATTAAAATTGGTATAATCTTCCTCTCCATCGTAACCCTTTTGATTAGCTAAAAATCTAGTTCCTTTAAAATTAAAGTCATACGAATAATGAGTATGACCTGATATCCATAATTTAATATTAGACAAAAATTCTTCTATGGTTAGTCCGTAACTGGCTAAATAATCATCATTAATAATATCATTAGAAAAATATTTCTTAATACTAATATTTTGTGAATCATACATTGGATGAGCAACACGGTTAGGTTGATAACTAGTTTGAAATGTTGGGGTAAAATGTGTCATAACAATTAACTTGACATTAGATTGATTAGCTGATTTAACTTGGTTAATCAACTTTTTGACGCAAACCAAATTCATTGAATTAAATTCATCAATACTAATGGGAACATTCCAATTTTTTTCATTTTTAGTTTTGATAAATTTAAGGTCGTTAAAACCCAATATACCTAAATCGATGTTAGACCATAATACTGACCCGTAAATACGATATATATTTGAATCCAATTCTAAATCATAGTATCATCCAGTAATTTCACATTTGGATATTGGTTGAAAAATTCCCATATTCTTGTTTCAAATTAATTAGGGTTTTGCTATTATGATAAAATTCATGATTACCAAAAATATAAAAAGTCATTTTCCAATTTTTAGAACAGTAATCAAAAAATGGTTTGAAATTTGGAAAACCTATTTTACCAATATCTCCAGCTAAAAACAAATAATCAGCTTGTGGTGTTATTTGTGGATATGAATTTTTCATGTGTTCTAGATGGATATCAGAAAATAGTTGGAATTTAAAATTATTTATTGATTTCATTTCAATTGTATTCATTAAAATAGTATTAATTAATGAATAAAATTATTAAACTTCAATTTCTTTATTTTTAACAACTTTGCCGTTTGAATAAGAACCAAATAAATCACCTCTGCTACCATCAAAATTAATAGTAAATAAATTACCTTCATATAATATGTATGATGTACCTCGATATACTATTTTAATTTGGTCATCTTGTTCTGTATCAGAATCTGATTCCGAATCACTGGGAATTTCCAATAACTTGGATTTAGGTTTAGAAGATTTATTTTATGAGTCAGTTTCAGATTCTGTATCTGAATCATCAAGTGGTCTTTTGATTTCTGGTAATTGGTTATTTTTTAATGAGGACCAAGTAGTTTGAACAATATGCCTTTTATTAAATGTTAATGCATTTATCAATTCAACAAATGTTTTCTTTCCCTTGTCATTTACTACCAAATAATCTACTAGGCTATCGATGTTTTTCTTGTAAATAATTGCCTTTTTGGTATATTTTTTGGTGTATTTGTCATATAAAATTTTCATGTTATTAATTCCGCTCCATAACAAATTATCATAAAAATCTTTTTTTCTTTGTTTTCCGACCTCTAGTGTTTCTGGATTTATGGTTGATATATATTTATCATTCAATGCGGTAGTACAAAAGGTGTGGTTTTCTGGTATTTCCTGATTGAAATTAAGTAATTCTATCATTGATACCACACAATTAAATTGCTGATCCATAATATATTCTATTTCTTTTTGTGACAAAATATTGAGGTTTTCATTTCCAGTTTTATTTAAGAAATTATAAACTGGTCCTTTATTAATTACTCCTTGATTGATATTATTGATAACCGTTTGAGGAGTTGGTGGTTTATTTTTAAATTCTTCTAATTCTTTTTCTAATTTGGAAACTTTTTTCGCTAATTCTTCATTAGATACATCTTTACAACAAGTTTTTTCATGTCTCCATCTATTTTGATATTTAGAAAATTCTTTATTACAAAGCCTACAAGTAAATTTATCATTTGAATTTTTATTTGATTTTTCATTTTTATTATGATACTTTTTATTATGATTCCATAAACTTTTATATGATTTGTATATTTTATTACAATTCATACATACATGATTATCTGAACTTAAATTTGATTGTTCCATGTAATATTAAATATAAATATATCTTTAAATAAAATGATTATAAAATGATTATATGATTATATTATGATTATGAATAATTTTATAGATGATTAAAACATATAATTTTTAAAAATTTAAAAAATGTATTACATATTTTATAATGATTTTCATCCACTTTTAAAAATGGATAATTATAAATATATTTGGTATCTTATATAATAATAAAATGTATCCACTTTTTTCCACTTTTACACGCGAAAAATTTTTTATTTTTTTAGAAAAATTATTGGAAACTTTTTAATAGGTTAATCAAAATTTTATAATTTGGTTGCCAAGAGACTAACAGCTAATCCCTGACTTAAAGCACCGCCATTCCAGCTAACTAAAATTGTTATCAAATCATCGGGATTCAATTGAACTGAACCTGATGAACTTGCACTCTTTGATACCGAACCGTTAGGAATAACTGTTGAGAAAGATGAAGGTGTTCCGTTAACTACCAAGTTTGCAGTATAAGGGATGTTTTCTGATAATGTTCTAATATTAAAAGTCATTTTATTAACTACCATTTGAGTTGGGATAACAATCGTATTTCTTAAAATATTACTAGATGAATTTCCTAATCCGATGTAATCATTTGAACTTACAGATTCTGATGTGGCAAAACTTATCAAATAGGTTGAATCACCTGCAGGGCCTTGAGGTCCAGGTACTCCTTGTTGGCCTTGTTGGCCTTGGTCTCCTTTATCACCACGGTCTCCTCTATCACCCTTTTCACCACGGTCACCTTGTGGACCTCTTTCACCTTGATTACCTTGCGGGCCAGTTTCACCTGTATCACCTTGGTCACCTCTTGGTCCTTGTGGACCAGTGTCACCTTTAATACCTTGGTCACCTTTTTCACCACGAATACCTTGAGGACCTTGTGGACCTACATCTCCGCGATCACCTTGTGGACCTTCATCACCTTGGTCTCCTTTATCACCTTGTTCTCCTTTATCACCTTTATCACCTTTGTCACCTTTATCACCTTTATCGCCTTTATCTCCTTTGTCACCAACAGAACCTTGGTCACCTTTGTCACCTTTATCGCCTTTGTCACCTTTCAATCCTTGTTCTCCTTTGTCTCCGCGATCTCCCTTTTCTCCTTTTTCCCCACGTTCACCTTTTTCTCCTTTTTCTCCTCTGTCACCACGGTCACCTTTATCTCCTTTATCACCTTTTTCTCCACGTTCGCCTCTGGGTCCTGTGTCACCTTTATCTCCCTTCTCACCGGTGTTTCCTTGATTACCTTTGTCACCTTTTTCTTCCTTATCTCCTTTATCACCTTTATCACCTTTCAATCCTTGTTCACCTTTATCACCTTTATCACCTTTATCACCTTTGTCTCCTTGGTCACCCTTGTCACCTTTTTCTCCACGGTCACCCTTATTACCTTGGTCACCTTTAGAACCAGTATCATCTTTGCATCCTTTGTCACCCTTCTCACCACGTTCACCGGTATCACCTTTATCCCCTTTGTCACCCTTATCTCCTTTGCAACTTAAATGCTTTTTTTGATGGCAACATAATTTATCATCATCAGAATCTGAGTCTAATACAAATTGTATTTTGCAATTATCTTTTGATTTTTTAGAATGTTTGTCTGCTTTAGAATGTTTCTTACCATGCTTTTTTCTATCGTCACATGAATCTGAACTATCAGAATCCGAAAAATATTCACCTGAACCGCATCCACGATTTTTGGAACTCATTATATATAATGATAAATTATTTTAAAATTTTTATATATTAAATTTAAAATAATATTTTTACAGATTATACATCTATTTCTTTATTATCAACTTCATCAGGTAATTCTTTTGATACCTTCTTTCGATTGTTATAAATAATTAATTTGATATCTTTTTTCTTCAGTTCCCTAAAATCAGGATCATTGTCAATTTTATCTTTAACCTTTTCAAGTATATCCTTAGTTTTTGGGTCCAACTCTTTTTCTAATTCTTCATAAAAAGAATTGATATCATACATTCTTTCATTAACAATATCTTCTAATAGTTCATTCTTATCGATTGCAATAAATTGTTTCTTCTTGTTGTCGAACTTGTAAGCTAGGTTATTCTGGGTGTTAGTTATTAATATGTTTTTCTAGACTCGTTAGAATTTGTTTTACAAATTCTAATTTGAGTCTGTAGATAGACTTAATTAGATTTTTGCCTCGGCAAAAAGCTAACAAGTCTGATAAATTGGGGGTACTTATCATTAAAGTGTGCATATTCAACCAAAAACGGTAAACTATTATATTTATTTTTAAGAACATTTATTTTTTCTTTTTTAGAAAATATTTCCGTAAGATTTTCATGACCTAGAGCAATTAAAAATGTGTTATTTATTGTTCCATTATTTGTTACATTATTTTCATTGATGGTATTATAATTACCATATAATTGTTTATTTATTTTTTGTAGTGTTTTGGGATGAACTTTTGCTTTTTTATTCATTAGTTCAGTCAAAATAGTTTTAATTTCAGTAATTTGGTCAGATTGACTTTTAATAATGTTCTTAAGTTCTAAATTTTCTTCTATAATTTTGTCCATATTTTTTCCTACACTCTCACATTTTTTTTCATGTCTCCATCTATTTTGATATGAACTAAATACTTTTGAACATTTACTACAAAAATATTTATTTTTGTATTTATTACTATTAGACTCTTTATGATTATCATCATGATTATCTAAATGATTATCAATGATTATGTTATGATTATCATTATGATTATATTTTGACGGAGTGGTTTCCATATGTGTATTCTTGTTGTGTTTCCATAAACCTGACCTATTTTTATATTTTATATTACAAATTTTGCAGATGAATCCATCATTACTGATTTCCATATTTGTTTCCATAAATATTATTATATTATATTATCTTATATATTTTTTAAATGGAAACCGTTTCCTGTTTCCTGGAAACATACTTATGGAGAGAGAGATAGACCCCATTATTTTTTATAAAAATATTTCATTTGTAAAAAAAATAAAATAATATTATGATATTAAGAATACATATTAAAATTGGAATCATAAAATCACTATTAAATAATATTTTGATACATGTGAAAGCTTGCAAATAAAAATCTAAATTAAATAATATTATTAATTTTGATTTTTCATAAAACTAATTTACTTGGTTAACATTTGTTTGTAGTGGTCAACATTCTTGTCAAAGTGTTTACGACCTTCTTCGGCAACTTTAACGGCATCTAAATCAGGATGTTTTTCTTTCATTTCCTTTTGGACAGCACCGGCAACTTTGGCAGCTTGAGGACCATTGCTGATACCGAGTTTTTCGGCAATGTGTTTCTTGAGGTCTAAGAAAGCTTGGAAACCAGCATTAACACCACCATCTTGGTGAGATTTCTTGGAACCCTTCTTAGAGGATTTCTTGGATGATTTCTTAGCACCACCTTTCTTGGAACCTTTTTTTGAGGATTTCTTAGAACCCTTCTTTTTACCCCAAGCACCACCAGTTAAAGGTTGGTCTTCAGAGGTAGCAGAACCAATAATGTTAGCAACATTGGCAGAAGAAGTGGCAGAATCAGCAACTGCAGCAACAGGCATTTCAGTAGTAGTTTCAGTTGATTGACCAAAGAATTCGCTCATGGTCTTGTTATTTAATTTAACATCAACATTAACACCTTGAGATTTTAAGGTAGCGAAGAATTGTTTGATTTCATCAACATTGGCACCACCTTTTTGTTTCTTAGATTTCTTCTTCTTGGCACCACCATCTTGGTTAAGAATATCACGTAATTGATTTTCTAAGCTAGCAGTGGAAGTTTCAGATAAACCTTTGAAGTTAGCAGAGCTTGATTCAGAAGTTAACATAGAAATAAGTTTGTTAACATCTTTTTCAGAGGCAGAAGTAGCGGAATAGTTTCCACCGGTTTGACCAACAAAAGCAGTAGATGTAGCACTTTCAGTCTTGTTAGCATTATCGATGATAGAAATGAATTTGGGTAATTCAGATTTAGATTCGGTTATACTGTCAAAGATGTCACTGAGACCATTTTTAAGAAAAATATTGGACATACTTATATATATTAATTTAGAAATTAAAATAATTCTTAAAAAATTTTAATTAAAAATTATCGAGTTTTTTAAATATTATTTTTTATCCATTCTATTATAATATAGTAAGATGTATGTTAATCAAGTCGATGATCTATTTGACAGTATATTGAATAAATTTAATGAATATTTACAAAAAGAAAAGGCCTTTCAAAAACTCAATTCTGATACTAACTTTGTTAAATTCCAAAATGACATCATGAATTTAATTAAAAAGTTTATTGAATCTATTCCTAAGAAAGATATAATAGATGTAATTAAAAAAGAATCATATTATGATTCAATCTTAAACATTGTAAAAAGATATTGTGCTTTTTATGTTTATCTTGGAATTGCCTACTATTATGAAGGTGGTAGAGATTTATATATAACCAACATTATTGAAGCTAGTAGATATCAAAAAGATTCTACCTTCCAAATTTCCAATTTTTTCAACAGTGAAAATAACTCCAAAATTATAACTTTCTATAATGACATCAAAAATTTTATTTCCTTATTACAATTTAAGACTATTGATAAAATTAAGATTGTTTTAACTAACAACCCCTTAAAATTTGATTCCACTATTAGATTATTTAATGATTTGGGTGAAGATTATATTGTAGAATATTTCTTAATTAAAGATAACTTCCATAATATTATGAAAGCTCTCATTTTCAAACAGATTTATCTCAAAGAAGAAAAGAATGAAATTATTAATATGTTAAATCAACAAGAAAAAGAAAATGCAGAATATAAATATATTGAAATTGTAGTTTCAAATGAAAAGAAGTTGGTAGATTTTAATGTTATTCAAAAGTTTTTATCAATCAATCAACTTAAATCAGGTTTAGCAGAAGAAATTTATAATTATTTAGAAGAAGTAAGAGATACTAAAGAATTTGTCATAAGGGAAAATCAAGATTTTATTAATTATTTGTTTGCTCATCAAATTATTATTCCAATTACTGAGGATTTTTTGAGATATCACAAAGATACCGAAAAATATGACCCAGAAAGTTTAGTTGAATCTGCTAATATTAAAGAACGTGATGCTACTAAAATTAAATATATTATATCTAAAATGAATAATGTCAGAAATTATTATTCTACACTATTAGATAAAAATCCAAAATTAAAACTGGAAACTGAAAAATTATTTTTCAAACCATTAGATCCTAAAATGGCTGTTTTATATAATGATGATGAAGAAATTAAAATTATTCAAAAACTTCAAATGTCTGAAAATGCTGCTGATTATGATTTGTTAGTAGATTTAGAAAATATCAGAAAATATTCTTATGTTAATTTTAAGAACATGTCAAAGGAAGGTATCAAATTACGTCCTCCTAAAACTATTCAAGCAATTCGTTCAACTAACCTTAAATATAAAGGGAATGAATCAAAAGCTCCTGTTGAACTCAGAATTGGTCATGATAATATTGATATGAATGTTATTGGTATAGCTTGGAATCCATCAAAGATACCTTTAGATTGTTTCGAAGCACGTGATTTAATTGATGTAAGAAAGAAATTAAATGAAGAAAATGGTTATAATGCTTTTGTAAAATTAATGGAGAAAACTTTTAATGAACCCAATAGAAAACTTTATTATTGGTTATTCGATAATTCCAAAGATAAACCAAAACTAGAATCATACGTAAATTATAGTGTGGATGATGCTCAGAAAAATATTAAAATTATGATTGAAGAAATTTACAAAAATTATATCAATATGATAAAAAATAAAATGGAAACATACATTAATAAAGTTAGTGAACTCAATATTTGGTCATTTGACAATATATTAAAGGGTTACACAAAAAAATATTTTGACATGAATTTAAGTCCCGAAATTAAAAATGAAATCATTGAAAAAGTATTGATTGATAAAATACTAGAACAAGAAATTATACCCGATGATGTTGATTCAATGATTCCTGGAAGGAGAGAAAAATTAATTGAATTACCTGTTTTAGAAATTAAAAAGGAAGATAAAAATATCATAGAATTAGGTGCAACTGAAATTGATGTTACTTTAGAAATGTCAAAGAGAAACTTACCTGTTTGCCAACATTATGTTAAGTGGAAGAACATCATGAAAATTTCTAAAAAATCAGATGAATTTAATCAAGCAGTCTTTGATTTTGTCAAACAATATGTTAAATTAAATGAACGTGGTGAATATATTTGCAAGAGTTGTAATGAAATTGCTCAAGTACAGAAATATGTTTTTGAAGGTACTTATGTAGAAGAATTAGATACTTTCCTTACTACCTCTATGGCTGTCAGTCAAAACCTGGAAGAAATGCCTAAATATGCTAAATATAAGAGAGCAATTAGAAACATAGAAAAGAATATTGAAAAGTTTGCTTATTCAATGGATATTATGGCTTATTTGGGTACAACCCCTGTTATTAGATTGAGACGTAAGATGGTTATTAAAGATGTTATTGATTTAATATTAATTCATACCGAATGGTTAAGAAAACAACCCAAAGATAGAATTGAACAATTTGGTAAAAAGTATGGTATTGGAAAAGACTACACAAACTTATTCTTCTTTGAATTGAAAGATGAAATTTTCTTAACCACATCTAATGAAACAGATTACTACAATTTAATCAAATATAACAATATTATGGCTTATTTAATTTTGATGATGATTATGGAACTCAATTCTGGACAAATTTTAAGCTTGAGAGAAGATAAGAAATATAATTATTTCTTTTACCAAAAAATAGGTCAAAATCTTTTCAATGATTTATTCCTTAGATTAAGTCAAAAAGAAAAAATCCCCTTGTCAAAATTACCTTTATTATCTTACATTTTGTATTACATGTCAGGAATCATGGTATCTAATAGATTATGGTTATATAATGATAACACAGTTGACACCAAAGATAAAGCATTGTATTTAATTAATTTACAAAAGACTGTAATTCATACTGTAGTAGATTTGATGAATTCTATTGTTGAAGCAAACTTTGAGGCTAATAAAAACTTTTTATACGAAATTGTTAATACCAGAATCTCAAATAAATTAAATCACACTTTCAATGATACTCAATTACTTAAACGTGTTGAAATAAACTCAATGAAAAATATTAAATTTGATGAAACAACAAAGAAAGTTACTTTCCTCACTAAAAAAATAGGTTTGGTTAATTTAGATTTGGAATTTAATGTTATTGAAAAATTAGACCAATCATGTGATGTATCTGTTAATAAATTACATAAAATACCTTTTGGTTCTGATGCAAATACTATTGATGTACTTACTAATTGTCCAGATGGTAAATTCCACGCATGGGCTTTTAAATCAGGTGATTTAGTTTGTAATTTATGTAATAAATCTTATAATGAATTAGTTAAATCAGTTGCAGCTACTACCACAGAAAAAGAATCCATGGAATATTTAGATAAAATTAAGTTAATTAATCTTAAAAAATTAACTAAAAAGTATTGTATTAGTGGTGATATTCATGATCCTGACCAAACCGGTAAATGTTCCAAATATGGGGTTAATGTTAATACTTTTGAAGCTTCAGATAAAGATTTGAAACAATTAGAAAAGAATTTACAAAATAAAACAAATGAATTATCAATCCAACAGATTAATAAAATGAGAGAATATAATGAAATGTTAAATGTAGAAGAAGTTAAATATAAGAAAATATTAAACAAATTATTAAAGAGATATGAAAAAGAAACTAATAATAAATTGGAAAATTATATTCATGCATTTGTTGATAGATTAAGTAAGATTTTGGGAGCTAAAATTAAAGTTAATGATAAAATCATATACTTGAAAGAAACAGTTTATATTATTGACCATGACTATTTTGGTAATCAAATGAAAGAACCCATCTATATATTGTCAACAGATGATAAGATTCAACTGGCTAATAAACATCCATCATTTAACAAAGATGTCTTGTTTTATAAAGATAAAGCCAATAAAGTTTATGTATATTATGATTCAATCACTATGCAATATTTAGGTTATTCAGAAGATAATAAAACAATTAAGAGAAATAGAAATAATGCATCTTTAAGAGTAGAGTTATCAATAAAGGACAGTTTGATTTATATGGGATATGAAAATCAATACTTTAATATTTATCATATTGATAAAGAATATCAAAAGAATTTACCAGAAAATTTAGGTTCAGAAACCAAGGATATAGTTTTAAGAATAATTAGAAATAGAATGAATAATTTAAAACAAGTTATTGCTAGAGCCCAATCTATTATTTATAATATCAGAAATAGTGGTCAAGTTACATCAATGTATAACTTGGAAGAAAAAGAAATTGTCAATGAGTTTACTAAAAAATTAAAGAAATTTAATGTTAAAGATGAAACTGGACACAACAATATTTTCAAACATCATAGATATATCAATCATAAATTACCTGTTAGTTACAATATTCCAGAAAATATTAATATTCAGTTGAATAAAAACTATATTGATGTATCAAATATTAATTCACTAGCTAATTCTGATGCCAAATTAATCTTTTATTTAGTCTTTAATTTTAATAGATTACTAGATTATAACAAACAACCTGTTATAGAATCAGAATTAGCACATTTATTAATTAAAATAATTAGGTATTTATTCAATTTATACTATAGACCATATTCTAATTACAACGTTAGAAAATTCGACTTTTTATTAATTAATGAGACCCCATATATCGATGAAACTCTTAAAGTTGTTGGTCATTATCAAGAATTATTAACTCAACAAGAAATAGATGATCCAAATAAAAAGGATGAAGCTTATTCAGCACAAGAAGCATTTGACTCTTTAGATATTGATGATTATGATAAAGATGATGATGTTGATGGAGCAGCAGAGGCTTTGGATGGTTATGAATAAAAGAATTTAAGAATAAAATTATAAATAAAATATAAGTTTTCTATATTTTATATATATTGAATGGAAAAGTTTAATACTATAGTTAATGATAATTTAAGTTGGGTTCATTCAAATAAAATAATTTTTTCTTTAATATCATTAATACTGGCTATTTATTTTATTCAAGCCCGTCCAAAATTACCCACATATGTTGAAAAAGTATTTGAAAATGTATTTTTTAGATATGTTGTGATTGCATTTATTATCTATCAAGCAAATAAAGATTTCCAATTATCACTTATGATTTCAGCTGCATTTTTAATAACAATGCATATGATTAATAAACAAAGTGTAGAAAATTATGGTAATGGTGGTGCTGGTGGATTATTTACACAACGCCAACCAAAAGATGGAATAAAAGGAATACCACCTAATCAAATAATAATTAATTTACCACCAACAAATTAAAAATTTATTATGATAAAATTATAATAATATAAATTATTTTCTATTTTAATTTATATTATGGAACAGTTTAATTCTATTGTTAATGAAAACCTTGGTTGGGTTCATTCTAATAAAATTGTTTACTCAATAATTTCTTTGATATTAGCAATTTATTTCATCCAAGCTCGTCCCAAATTACCTTCTTACATTGAAAAAGTATTTGAAAATTCTGTTTTTAGATTTTTAGTAATTTCTTTCATCGTTTATCAATCAAATAAAGACCCTCAATTATCTATAATAATAGCTGCAGCATTTTTAATCACAATGCATATGATTAATAAGAATGTAGTAGAAAACATACAATTTTCACCTGGTATGAAACCAATAAACATAGAAATACCAAAAGAACAAACTTTTGCAGGTTATTTAAATATACCATTAAATCTTAAAATTGGTACTAACAGACTTGGAGGAGAACTAGGTTGTCCTCCTTTATGTATCGGTTCCAAACCAAAACAACCAGACCAACCAAAACAACCAGACCAACCAAAACAACCAAAACAATAAACTAAATCATCAAAATAAATAATTCAAATATTTAATTATTATATTATGTTCGTATTAGTTATTCAAAAAATTAATATCTAAGTAATAAAAATACATAAATATTATGAAAATGATAAACAAAATACTTATTTTAATAATCATCATCTTCTTAATTAACCATTTGACTAATGGCAAAATTATGGAAACTTTAAAAAAGTACCTAACCTTTTGTCGGACAAAATTAGAGAATTTTATGGGAAGCTCTAATGCAGAAATTCCATTAATAACTGAAAAACCTAAAGACCTAGTTATATTAAATCCGAATGACTTTCAAAGTCAAGATGAAGATTTATATTTGCTATATCGTTTTGTAAATAATATGGTTATGCCTAATATTAATATATATGAAATAGTAAATTCAAAATCTAAAAAGATGCCAGCAGATGAAACTTTAATAAATGAGATTTCAAGTCAAATCAAAAAAATATTTAATTCTAATGGATACAAATTTGAAAATATTAAAATATTAGGACCATTAAATTATTATCAGTGTTTTAGGGGGAAATATATTGAAAAATTTTATTTTAGTTCAGATATTAGTCATTTGGGTAAAAAAATAGGTCCTATGGTTATTGGAATTGAAACATTTTTAAGAGAAGATGAAACTAGTGATAACAAAATAGTTAAATTTTTATCAATTATTAATGTAGAATTAGGAAAGAAAATGAATCCTTTCAATAATTTAAATGAAACTAAAATGGATAAAAATATTGAAATTAATTATGTACCAGACCAAAATTATCAACCTTCACAAGCAGAAATAGATGCATTAGAACAAGCAAAAAAAATGTCAGTTAAATTGAATGATTCATTTAATAATTTTGCTCCTAGAGATGATATGGATGACTTATTTATCAAACCAAAAAATAATGTAATTGGAGAACAAAACTATGATGTAAATAGTGAAGATAGTTTAATACCTAGTAATATTGAATTTTCTTATGAACCACCATCAATAACACAAACTAGTAATAATTAATATTTAATTCATTTAATTAAAAATAATTAATTTTTAATTAAAAGGTCTTAATTTTTTCTCATTACTTTAAAGAAGGGATCATTCTTTAAAAGTTCATCAGGGGTTAAATATTCATCATTTACCAATATTCTTCCTCTATCCGACACTAATTTACCAGATTGGAATTTTTCAGGTACTACCCTTTTAACAAATTCTTTAACTTTATCGGGAATTTCATCCGCAGTCCAAAATTCTGGGAAAAATCCTTTTCTAGTTAACGTATTAAGAAAATAGTGAATATCATAATATCTATTTTGTTCAGGACTAATATTAATTTTTTTAGTCCAATCAGCCTTAACTTTGGAATTATCAACTATTCCTGGAATACATGCAAAATCAAAATCCCATAGTTTAATTTGGAATCCAATATTTGGAACCACATATGTTTGATTATTAATTTTATATAAATATTTTTTACTATTCTGGTCAACATCAATATTATGTATCAAAATATTGTTTGCCTTCATATCATTATGTCTAAAACTTGGATATTTAGAATGAATAACAGCTAAAACTGATAAGATTTGAAACAAAATTGTTCTCCAATGTTTTGTTTTCATTATTTTATAATTTTTTCTAATATAATCTAACAAATCACCACCATTAGCCCATTCGCTTACTAAAATTGATACATTTTGATAATATTCTCCGTTTTCATATCTTTCAACAAATTGTTCAAACTTTTTGTTATTCACAATATTTGATTTAGTTAAATTAAGAAATGGTTTGATACTAGTATTAAAAGTTGTCATTGGTAAAACAATGTGTGGAGATTGTTTATTAATAACAAAATATGATAATAATCTAATCATTAGTAATTCGGTATTTTCAGGTCTTTTAATATTATACATATCACCATAATTTTCTTTTTTGGGATAGGCAACAATTTTGACTGCATAAGGTTGTCTATTTTCATCATTTGGAGGAGGATGTACTCCTTTAAAAGTATGTCCTGTTGAACCACTTTTAATATATAATAATTTACCTCCCAACTCACTTATTGCTTTTCCAAATTCTATATATTTTTTAGGAAGTAATTCTCTAATATCTTCGGTATTATTTGGATATTCAAAAGAGTCTGTAGAATTTTTAAAATCAATGATAGATTCTATATTACTTTTTGGTCTATTAACAATTTCTTGAATAGTTTGAATTCTCTCGGGAATTAAATTAAAATTCTTTTTACTATTTTCAGGTTTATTATTTGATTTTTCCATTAATTAATTTATATTATATTTTTTTATTTAATTAACCTTATGATTTTTTAAATCAATTTAAATCAAATAAAAAAGCAGCTTAAAATTCAAAATATTTCTTAAAATTATTTCTTTCGTTTTCGTCTTCTTTTAATTCGTCTTTGTATTTGAAATAATAATATTTAATTAATTCAATATCTAATGGAGGTAATTTAGGGATTGCCATCCAATATTTCTTTTTATTAATAAAGTCTTGTTCAAATTCTTGTGGATACATGAAAGCCAATGATGACTTGTGATTTAATACCAATTTTCTTAAACTTACTGGTAATAAATAATTAGACTGAGGTGGTAAAACTGCTAATAACTGCATGAACGGCTTAATTGGTTTACCAAGTTCAAACTTCATTTTATTAATATTTATTTTATCTATATATTTGGCTATATCAGATATAAACGGTGGATGATCGAAAGGAAAATACCATTCCCATGATGGACAATCATCAAAATAATATTGTGTAACCCATTTTATACCAATCAAATAATGTTTCACCAAAGTTTGACTAAAATCTTCTAAATCATCTTTCTGAACTCCCCAATAATGATTGTAATATCTAAGTCTCCATTCATCTGGTGTATCAGAACCCAATTGTATAGGGTCGTTTATTTTGAATTGTAGATTTTCTATTCTGAACATTTCTTTTTCATATTCACCTCCATCGCATGTCATTCTTCTTTTACCTTTGGCAAAATTTTCCCTTAATATACCCTCTTCCTTAGAAGCTAGTTTATTAATAAATCTGGATAGGAAATCTGTATTGACCTTATTCAAACTATTTCCTTGTAATGCATTTTTATCTTTGAGCAAATAATCAATTTTATTATTTTCAATAATTAATTCATTTAAAGTTTCTGAATATTCAATAATTAAATTTTCAATACCATCTTGGTGAATATCAAGTGATGGAATATGTGGTAAAAAGTCATTACCCAGTAAATAACACATGAAAATAAAATCATTAACTATTCTTGATTCATCTAAATTATCAAAACCGTACAGATTTTCATTTTTTTTGGTAGAATCTACATCCATTTTATCTACATTCAACAATCCATCTGCACACTCAAGCAAATACGATTTGATTGTGTTTACAATTGATTTTTTCATAATTTTAATACTCACATAATTTAATACTTCTTTGGATTCATTTTTATTAATTTCATTTGCTTCTCTTAACAAATAAATTTTATTTGATTCTGTTGATAATGCCAAGAAAATTAAATCGGCATCTAGCCCATATACAACATACGACATATCATTTAATTTAGAATCTTGGTCTTTTTGATTTTTCCTAATAAATTGTAGTAATTTATGTTCTCCTTCTGCTGGTGTGAAACAAGATGAATAAATAATCTTTCTTTGTGACTGTTTAGCCCATGCTAATAATGATTGATGTAGCTTAACCATAAAAACTGTTCCAGGGGTTACTGCATTATTATTCCAGTAATTACTTAGAGGTTTAGAATGTTTGGTTTTAATTTTATCCCATAAGATTTTATCTGCAACAGATTTAAATCGTCTAGACCTTTGTTGTTTAATTTTAGCTACAGGTGCAACTCCATCAATTGCTAAGTAAACACCTTTTTTTGGATCCACATAATCTATTAATTTATTTAGATATTCCAAAACATTTTTAATCATTTTACTTTCCAGTTTTTCATTGTCAGTTAAATCAGGGTTTTCTGCAACTGTTTTAAAACAGACTGGATGAATGAGACAATTGGCATCAATCAAAAACCAATCCATCGAATTAATTTCATTAGAAATCATTTGATTATACTCATTTAATTTTATAATTTTTTCTATTTTATCAGGTTCGGGTTTCTTTTTAGAATTTAACAATTCATTAATATCTGTAATTGTTAATTTTTCTTTTTGAAAAATAAAACCTTCCTTTTTATAATTCGTCATTAACCATAAGAAAAATCCAGGTACTCCCATATTATATTTGTTTAAATATACTATTAAATTACTTTTTAAATACTTAATTTTCATTTTTTATTGTAATCATTTTCGATATCACTAATATTATCAGATAAACTTATTTGAACAGATTTATCTGCATTATCTTTTTCTAATAATGATTCTAAAGTTTGGGTTTGTTTATCATTATTATCCAAATCAACACTTTTTTCGATTTCAATAATTTTTTCACTATTAACATTAAAATCAATTTTAAATTTTGAATAAGTTGCCTTTAAAATATTTGATATCATGTTGGTATAAATATATATATCTATTTCTTGGTCCAAATCTAAATTATTCAATACTAATTCAATTCTTAAGATATTACTTCCTGAATCCTTATCTTTTAATATTGTATAATGGGTAAAATATTTGGTTTCTGATACATTATTAGTAGATTCGGTATCATTAAAAAATAATATACTGAATTTAGATGAATGACATTTAAATATATTACTTGCACCATGATATATTTCTTCCTCAATCCAATGATTTTCATCAATTTGTTTCTTTAATATAAATTTAATAATATCAGCAGAAAATACATTTCTATATTCGATATTTTTTAAATAATAAATTACATATGATGGTTTAATTTTATTACTTAATGGAATGTCTATTAAATAGAAGTTTAAATTAGAAATATTTCTTGCAATTTTAACATTGAAATTATTTATTTTTTTAAAATTTTTAAAAGGATTTTCTTTCCAATTTTGGTTTCTAGATTTTTCAAAAAATTTGTATATGGTATAAATTTTGGGTGATAAAACAATTTGATCTGACATATACTATAAATAATATAAAAAAAATGAAATTACTTAAAATTATATATTTAGATTACCATGATAATGGAACCAATACTTCGCTCTCCCATTTGTGGAATCTTCGGTCACGTTGATTCCGGAAAAACCAGTTTCTTATCATGTCTCAGGTCATTTGAATCTGTTGAAGCTGGTGGTATTACCCAAAATGTTTCTTCCATTTTTATTTCTATTGATAAAATTAAACAGTTATGTAAGAAAATTATTGATTTTAAAGAAGTTTTACAAGCTAATAGAAATGTTGGAAAACCAATTCAAGAAGCTATTATATCTATACCAGGAGTTTTATTCATGGATACTCCAGGCCACGAAGCATTTAAAAATTTTAGACAAAAAGCATCAGATATATGTGATTTAGGTATTGTTATTGTTGATATAGAAAAAGGTATCGAAAATCAAACAATTGAATCTATTAAAATGTTACAACTTAAAAAAGTACCATTCATTATTGTATTAACTAAATTAGATAAAGTAGTTGGTTGGAATTCAATAGATACAACTAATTTAAGAGAATCTTTGAAAAATCAAAATGAAGAAACTATTAACATGTTGAATGCTCATTTAGAAGATGTAAAATTTGAGTTAGAAAAGAATGAGATAAAAGCAGAATTTTATTTCAAAAATAAAACTCCTGGTAAAGTTTATTCAATCATTCCTGTATCTAATAAATCCAAGGAAGGATTCAATGATTTGATTAATTTTCTTGTATTTATTGTACAAAATTTTATGAATAAAAAATTAAACATTCAAGATAAACCAAAAATGTTTGTATTTGACCATTCATTTGATAAAAATTTAGGTTGGATTTGTAACGTAATTTTAGCAAATGGTACTGTTAGAAATGGAGACAAAATTGTTATTCAAACTCCAAATGGACCTGTTAAAAGTGTTATAAGAAACATAGTTGGACTTAAAATTAATAAAGGAACTTATGAAAGAAAATTTATTACCTCACAAACTGCATCCGATTTTATTCAATTATTTGCACCTAATTTAGAAAATGTAATTGATTCAACATTTATTCACACTTATTCTGATGAAAAAGAATATGAGGAAATTATTAAACTATTTAATAAAATAGAAGAAAAAAAATCTTTCCTAGAATCAATAAAAAATTCAAATAAGGGATTCCAACTAATTTCTAGTACTGAAGGAGAATTTGAAGCAGGATATCAAGTACTTAAAGATAATCAAGTGGAAATTGTAGATGGATTTGTTGGACCTTTAACAGAAAAAGTGATTGACCAATTTGAAATTAATGCTAATAGAATTCAAAAACAAAATTGTTTAGAAGATTTAGATGAATATAGAATTTTATTGTATTATACTAATGTAACTAATAAAGTTTCTAACTTTAATGATTTGGTCGAATATGCTAAGAAAAAACAAGTTCAAATTATTTATGGGGATGTAATTTACCAATTGATTGAACAATTTAATAAATGTAAAAATGATTTGGTTATGCTTAGAAAAACTCAATATAAAAAAGATGGTGTAGTACAATTACCTGTTGAGCTTAAATTACTCAAAAACTTTATTTTCATGAAAGGAGGTAGTTCTGAAATATTATGTGGATTTAAAGTAATAGGTGGTCAAGTAAATGTTGGATGTGAAATAATTGGATTTAATTCATCTGATGGTTCTAAATATAATTTAGGTAAAATTATCAAAATTGAGAAAAACCATAAGGAAATTACTAATGGCAATAAAAACGAAGAAATTTGTATAAAATTCTCAAATCCAGAACATTTAATAGTAGGTAAACATATAACACCAGATACAAAATTTTATTCTAACATAACAAGACCTGGATTAGAAATTTTAAAAAGAGATTTTAGAACTGATTTGAATAAAGAAGATTGGATTTTAACTGGGCTTATTGTTAAAAATCTTAATATCTAAAAAATTGAAAAAATTTATTTTATTATTTATAATTCATATAATATAATGTCTATATGTTCTTCATGTTCAATTAATTGTCAATTACCTACTGATGAATATCCAAATCCAAGAAATATCGCTGTAAATAAAAATGGGATTATAATGTGTATTCCATGTGCAGATGTTATTGATTCATTTGGTGATGATTCAAGACCTGTTTTAAAACCTGTTTTACAGACCAAACCAATACCTCAACAAATGACCGAGAAGAAGTCATCAGCTATTACTTATATCAATTGTAAAAATTGTCAAATAAAATTTACTGGTGCAAAATGTCAATGTGGTTATAAAAATCCTCTTTATAGAACCAAATAAAATTACGTTTTTTTATTTATAATTATATAAATGATTATAATATGGAAAATAATATTTTAGATATTAAAAAAGCAGGTCAAGAAATTAATCAAATTAAATATCCATTAGTTTTTTTATTTGAATTAATTTCAAACATGGAATCATTTAATGATGAAAATTTTAGTATAATTTTAAGATTGTTTTTAAAATCTCATACAAATGTTGGATTAGAGTTTAATTTAAAAAAATTGTTCAGAAAAGAATTATCTAATTGGATTATGTCATGGAATGTATTAAATGATTTTTATAAATTATTAAACAAAAAAATTTCACTAATTTTCATACTTAAAAAATGGCATTTGGTTTATGAAAATAATGAATTTTGGTCTCTAGATATAATTGACCAAAATGAATATTTGTTTAATGTTAAAAATAGATTTTTGAGTGTGTATGACTGTGCCAAAGGCGGAATACCATTACATAATAAAGTGATAATGTTATTAAAAGATTCGAAAGTCAATAGAGATATTGTATTAGAAACAATCATAGATAGACTTAAAATAGTTTTAGAAATGTTTGGTACTAAATTATTTCAGTCTCTTGAGATACCATTAATAACTATGGGAGATTTTTATAAATTATCCAACGAAAATCTGATTAAATATCTGTTAGTAATTTGGGAAAAATTTAATGAATTATTAAATCAAACAATAAAATTATTTGATTCTTATAATTTAGTTTGTATTCAACTTGATAACCTGTTAAATCCTATAATTATTAATATTAATACCTCAAACATTGATTCTGAAACTGAAGCAGATGATATTCATTTATTAAGTAAATAACTAAATATTAAATAATAATTTAGCTTCACCTTTATGTACCACAAACAAATCATAGTTTTTAGAAATAAATTTTAAGGTAATTGAATTTTTACTAGTGATTATATTTGTTGATTTATAAAGTGTTTTTAATAAGTTTAAATGTTCAATTAAAAAATTCTTATTAAAATCTACCTTGTACTGTTTTCCTTTTATTTGACGCAAATTTATTGTTCCAGATGGTTGGGTTTCTTCTGGATATAAACAAAAAGACTTGTAATAAACTCCATCTGGTAATATATTATTGAGATATTTATACGAATTCATATATGTCCAATAATTAAAATCAACATTATTAAAAATAGCATCCAACTGATTAAAGGTTAACTTTTGTCGATTAATTGGATAGGCTGAAAAGTATTTATATGTGTCAAATAATAGACTGGTATTTGGTCCATATTCTGAAATTCCATCAAGATAAATTTGGGGTTGAATATACCACATAATTTCTTTTGATGGATTATTAAAGGATAATTCACAGTCAAAATAATCTTGATTTCTAATTGTAAAAATATCTTGATTTAAAACTTCAACCACATATTCAAGTTTAGAATTGGCAAATTTAGCTCTTTCAACATCATCAAAATAAACATATTCAGCTACTAATTTAATATTTGGATTATTAATTAAACTATAATATAAGTTAAAATTAATAAATGGATAGTATGATCCAACTTTGTATGCTAAAGATGAATATAATGGGTCTTTAATATTAATCATAAATCCTATCCATTGATTTTTATTAATTAAATATTGTTTATTTAGTCCATTACTACCATTTAAGGTTTCTATCTCTTGTAATGTCATATTAGGATTTAGGATTTTAGTTATTTGGTTTAATGTATATTCGGTACCATTATTGACCAAGATGGTATTGATTTCACTATCTGTTAAATCTGGAAACTGAATTTTTAATAATTCATTATTGATAAATTCACAAAAATATGTTATACTTTTATCAATGGTATTATATTTATAAGTATCGTAAATTAAATTTTTATTTAAAATGTAACCATCTGAATTATCATTAGGAACATTATCTATTGTAATCAATACTAATTCATCATATAATTTAGCATAATTTTCAAAACAAATAATGTTTGATATATCACTAACTTTGGCATTAATGACAATTTCAGAATATTGTAAAGAAACCAGGGGTAAACTAGAACCTGCATCTTTATTAAACCAAAAAATTAATGGTACCAAAATTTTACTATTACCTTTAGGTTGATTATTAAACTCGTTTAGATTGGGAGTATGTCCAATCATTTCTAAATAATTAGGCATATTATCAGAATTTATTTTATGCATTTGATTAATGTGCAATATATCTTTATAATAAGTACTTACTTCTAAACCACCAATTTCCAATCTAACAAAGTCAAAAAAATTGTGACCTAAATAATCCGCATAATTAAAACTAATTTGATTATCTTTTGATTTTTCATTAATTCTTCTATCATATTCCACTTTTTTATTATTATAATAATTTAAATATTCTACCATCGTATTATACATTTGATTAATTTGATTGATAATTTCTAGTCTTGAAATTTGGTTATTTTTTGGTGGGTCATCATTTGTTATAATTTTATTAATACTAGAAATATATCCAGAAATATTTATACTTTGAAAAACATAATAATCAATTTTATTTTTATATAAATCTTTAGTTGTTTTATTAATTAGGTTATACATTGTGACTTCATCTTTTAGAGAGTTTATAGATACATTTTCTGTTTGTAGAATATTATATAAATTTCGATATAATGGAATTTCCAAATCCACAAACCCTTTTAAATTATCATAATAATTTTTCCATTCAGTCATTGCTTGAGTGAGATTTGCTATATCAGTTTGTTTTTTCCTAATATAATCTTTATTGGTTATGTATGAATCTGAAAAAGACAATAATGGTAAATCTATTTCCAAATAACATCTGTGTATAGCATCACCGTTATTCAAAATAAATGTTACCATATTATTAAATTCAGCAGGTTGTTCTGGATTAATTTCCTTTAATTCTAATGAAAAGTTTGTGTGTCTTCTAAATACTTTTTTAAAAAATGTAATTTCCGGATTAATAGTAAGATAAATATCTTGTTTACCTGATGTTACAATTTGAAGTAATCCTCCTGTCATTTATTAGTTTAATAATATCTAGGTTTTAAATTAATATAAATAAATTTTTTAATTTATATTAATTTTTCATTTGTTTGGAATTTAATATTAATCCAAAATTATCTTGCGAATATCCAAATCTTCTGGCAAAAATATGATAGACAAATACACCAGACAACATTCCTAGATATGAAATTAGTCTATCATTTTTAACTGTACCATCCATAACAATATAAGCTAATAAATAACCAAATGAAATTTTAAGAAGGTCCCCAGTTAAAAATCTATTTTCGCCATTAAATTTAAAAATGTATTTGTTTAAAAAGTTATATGCTATAAAACCAGTTATAACTAAACCAGCTTCTTCAATCCAATCTAAATTATTAAAATTTATTCTATCAGTTTCAATATAATTTATAACTAAATGTTGGATAATAAATACAGTAGCAAATCTGACAAAATCATATATTGATCTTTTTATAGCTTTATTTTTTGTATCGATATTTTTAATAATATATAAACTAATATTACTAGTAATGAGGCCATGAATAAAAAATCCAAACAATGTCCCTAAAGAAAGATTAATCCAATGTTCTGAAAATAATGGTTGACTTGTAAATAAATGTTGGAAAATATTCAATATCAAAATAACAGACCCACTAAGAATGATGTCAGACTTGGTAATCAGTAAATCTATTGATGATATCATTAATGAAAACAAGAAAATATCTGTATAATTGTAAAAAAATATTTAGAAACATAGTGAGTTTATTTAAATATAAGAATCTTTATAAATTATAATATGAAATTTTTTGACTATAAGTTTTTAATTTTGTTAGGTTTAACTTTGGTTGTTTATTTTATTTATAGAGAAGTAGAATATTTAAGAAGTAAAATTGATAAATTAGAAGGAGAGTTTAAGAAGAATAATTCCATTTGTTTGGAAGAAACAAATATATTAGAAGATAAAACAACAAATGATTCAAATAAAGTTGAATTACCCGTAGCAACCAACAAAAAGCCTGTATTGGAATTACCAAAACCTCCTATGCAAAAAGTTGAAGATAAAAATGAACCATCGCCAAAAGTTATTACTGACTTGACTGTTCCTCCAAAATCCCCACCCAAAATAATTTCTATTGGATTGGAATCCACATCTATTGTTCAAACTACTGTTACTAATAACAATACCAACAAAGATCTACAACCCGGTATTAAAGTGAATCCATTTCAACTTATTAATGAAATTACCAATCAAACAGAAAATGATTCTGATAACGATGAATCTGAATCATCAGAGAGTTCCAAACATTTGGCAATTTATTCAAATGATAATGAACAAGAAGATGAGACGCAAAATTCTTTATTAGAAAGTGTTGAGGCTAATAAAAAAGAAATGACTTTTCAATATGATAATCAAATGGCAAATATTACCAAGACCGTTGATGATATTATCAATTCAATGACAACAGATGATGAAGAAATTAAAATTGGTAAATCTGAAGAAAAAAATAAGGTATCTCCAGATAAAACCCAGTCAGATAAAGAATCTGAAGGTTATAATGAAGAAAAGTTGAATGATATGAAATTACCCGATATTAAGAAAATTGCTGAAAAAATGAAAATTACAATAACAAAGAAAGTGAATGGTCAACAAAAACCTAAAAATAAACAAGAATTAATTAATGAAATTATAAAAAAATAATTTAATAAATAATTGGAAAAAATATCTAATTAAATATATATAATATGGACAATCGTTATTTTAATTACAAGTGCCCTCCATTAATGAGTGATGCTAGATTTATTACTAATTATATGGAAAGTCGTGTTTTTGAACAATATGTTCGTAACATAAATAAATTAGATTCTGCTCAAGATTACAAAAACTTTTTACAAAATAATGCCGAATCTATTATGGAAAAGGAAAGAAACTTTGCTGAATCTAACAATAAATGCACCTTAGACGAAGCTTGCCCTGCTATTGCCAAGTATCCTCAAGATATTAGTATTAATGGAGTCTCACAATTAGGATGTGCTAGACGCCCTCAATAATTAATATATAGAAATAAATTTTCATAAATTTAGTTTAATATAAAATAAAAATTTTATCACTTCTATTAATATAATAAATATGAATAAATTTGATAAACCATTTACTTATATTCCAACATATGATCCTAAGAAGGGATTAGAGTTATTTAATATAGTATCTAATTTAGACACACATGAATTATTACAATTTTCTTTAGTAAATCAAATACCTTTAGATTTTACCAATAATGATGGAGAATGTTTAATTCATCATGTTATAAATATTGATTCTAGAAAGGCATCTGAACATGCTAAATTAAATGTTATTAAATTTTTAGTTCAAAACAAAGTAAATCCTGACCAACCCAATAAAAATAACCAGACACCATTACATTTAGCATGTGGATTACAATTACCCTTAATTGTCGAATATTTATTGAGTATTGGGGTAAATCCTAATTATCAAGATAATATGGGATTAACACCATTTCACTACTTGTTAACTGGGTATATTAAAAACACAGATTCATCATCTGATGTTTTAGATTTTGTTCCCCCACCAAAAAAAGTCGATACAAGAAATGTTGAACAACTCAAAGATTTCAAAACTAGATTATGGAACTTAATAAATGACCCATCATTTAAAGATAATATGCCAATGCTTGAAACAATAAATAAAACAGTAGATTCTATTTTAACTGAAGATGATGACATAGCAAAAAGACAAATCGAAACTAAAAATTTAATTGTAAAATTGGCTACTCAAACAACTTCAGCTGACCCATTACCTGAAATCAAACAAACTATTGGAATTTCAAAAAAGGTCATTACTGATAAAATCCTAAAATTATTTAATAATTTAGAAGACCTCAAAAATTTGGAAATCCATAATAAAGAACCTGATTTATCATGGTCACCATTTAACGACCCAACCCAAGCTTTAATTAAAAATGGTAATACCAAAAAAGTTATTAAAAAAGAAATGACCTCAATTAGAAATTCAATTGTCACTGCTTGTAATAAATTTAAGGTAAATCCATCAATGAATATTCCATATTTTAAAGAATTATTGCTTGATGAAATTATTATGTATTTAAAATCTCAAAATGCACTTGCTTTGGGTCCAGGTCGTGCTATTGCTGCTAATACAAATTATAGTGGTAATTATGACCCAAACTCAGCAATCTCATTAAATCAACTTTTTGATGTTTTTAAGTCTGATTTAGCTGTTGATTATGCATCTGACATTATTGATTTCGAGTATAAAAAGTTTTTCGGTGGTTCTAGAGAATACGAAATTAAATATCCAGGTACTGGTAGTGACAAAGATATTTGGGATGAGTTAGTTAATGACGTTTTAGATAATAATAAAGATTGGAATGATAATCATGGAAGACTTTTATGGTTACTTGGTGCACCAATAATAAAGCCATCTATTTTAAATCAAGATATTAGCACCCTTGATAAGTTGTGTGTGTTAATTGATAGACATCAAGGTGGACCTACTCAAGCATTACAAGATATGCATGTAAATGGTAATTGGTTTGCACATTCTACCCATGCAATAGGTGCTTTTAATCCTCATACCGGTCCTACTGACCAATTAATAACAGATATGAAAATGTATTTGATTTTAGCATATACTGCTATAACCGATCCATTAAAAATGTCTAATTTAGGATTGATAACAGAGGTCTATAATATTTGTGCTGACTTAAAAGTTGATACTGTTTTACCAGGTCCAAATCCAAATCCTTTTTTCAATAATCAATTTGCCATAAAATGGCATTCAATTTATATGAAAGGTAATGTTAATATTGGTTCATGGATATTTGGTATGTGGACTGATTTAATGTGCAAATTTTCTGACTCTAACTTGAGATGTAAAATTCCTTCCAGATTATTAATGTTAATAGCAGGTTTAGAAAATAGAGGTTCAGATTTATTACAAAGTATAATAAATTCATACAAACCCTTAATTTTACCTTGGATTAAAAGTAGAAATGGTATATCTGCAAACACTACTTCTGATTCTGTCAACCAAGGAGCTATAATGACATCATGGATTTTAACTTTGCTTAATGATAACATTACTTCAAAATTTTTAACTGATATAACTACCAATGGTAAAACAATTGATTCTTTAACAATTGATGGTGAATTAAAAAATTTAGGTAAATTAGTTAATGGTTTATTCCAAGATCCTAATTATAAACCAACAGCCAAAAGTACTGAAGAAAATATGTTCCTATCTTACAAAACTAATAGTAATAATGTGGTTGATGTTATATCAGCTATTATTTTAAACTTGATAAATGAGAATATGACTAATAAACCATTAGAACAAACTGTTGTTGATACAATTTATTATTTACAATTATTAGCAGGACAAACAGTAACCAAAACTAGATTAGATTCAATTGATAATATAGCAACTCACAAAATTATAACCAGAGCTGTACCAGTTGATATAGAATATGTAAATCAACAACCAAGTTTTTATTCAGTAACTAATGTTGAAGATAACGCTACTGACCCTACTGATAAGGGGAAACTAGTGGTATCCCATTTATTAGGTTTGTTCTATGAAGGTTATTTGATGAATACACCTACTCCACCAACTAATATGCCGATTAGATTTGAAGATGGTAATACAAATAAAAACTTCAGATTATCTGGTGCTGCAACCCATGCTCTAACAGGTGACAATTTATCAGCTAATCAAACACCTTTCCCATTAAATTATCTACTTTTAAATGGTGCTCTAACAGCCAATTCCAAATACAATTATTATACTTTAAATGATGGTGTCAACGGATTTGTTTTAAGATTACCAACTAATGAAACATTATATTTAACATTAGCTAATAGAATTATTAACTTGCAAACAAAAATTAATCAGTTATTAAATAATCCAAAAGATAGTGTTCAATTTATTATTAATGATATTTTATCAGGTTCAACATCAAGCATCAAATCATTATTTACTAAATTATATCCTCAATTGGTTTATTTGTCTCAACAATTAAGTAATTCTATTGAATATATTAATATTTTATCTAAACAAATTTCTAAAAATGCTTTTTGGAAAACAATTGATGATGACGAAAAATTAAAAGAAAAAGAGCTTTCTACATTTAATTTTATTGAGTTAGCTCAAGGACTAAACACAATTAACTCCAATTATTATTTGTACTATTATTTGTTCTCTCCAGATAAATTGGTTAGATTAAGCAGGTTCAATTATTATCAAATACCAATTACTAAACCACAACCATATGTATACTATGAAGACACAACTGCCACATCAGTACCATTGGTTGATATAGTTGATGGTAAAAAAATTAAAGCAATTACTCCTGCTATACCATCACCTTCTGATACACCCGAACCGAATGCCAAATCAGGTTTAATTAAAAGATTTTATGTTGGACAATATTCTAGAATTATTCAAGATTATTCAAAAGGTAACTTTAATACAATTCAAGTAGTAGAAAACAAATCATTAGATAGACTAAAAACTAGTAAATTACCTCCTTCGTTATATAACTCTTTAACTCAATTTTATCAATTAGTATTAATAGAACTCATTAAAAGAATTACTAAACAAATATATTCAAAAGAAAGTGCTAGTGTTGCGGGAAATGAAACAGAATTGTACACTAAAATGGAAAATTATGTAAAGAGTTTAGGGATTAATGTTCAAAATTATAGAATGATGATTTATCATATAATAACCAAAATTGTACAAGAATTAATTAAGGAACAAACTAATATTTATATTCAAAATGCGGTTACTAAAAATTATCAAGATTTTATTTCTAAGGATCCTGCCTTAGTTGCCAAAGCAAGTTCATTAAGTACAACCTTGGATGGAGTTAAATTGTTTGAAACCAAAGATATGACAATTAATTTAACCAATACTAGTGTTACATTTGACTTGTCAGCTGCAACAGATAAACATCTTACCAATTTATATTCTTTAGTTATTAAACCAACAAAATCAGATTCATTTGTTTTATATCCTAATGATTTAACAAATATAAATAAATTAAGAATTAAATATGGGGTGGTAGTTAAAGATGAAATAGTTGAGTCTTTGTTAAAACATAGAGGTTCCCCTTACTTGGTAAATAGTGAAGGTAATACCAGTATTTATCCTATCATTAAGAATTATAATTATAAATTAGTTAGCAAACTTAAAAATTTAGGAATTGATTTTAGAGAGTTTAATGGAGAATCCCCTATAAAATATATATTAAATGAAATAAAAAACAATATGGATAAATTTTTAGCTAATTATAATTTGGAAACCAAACCATTATCTCAATTATTAGATAATGTTGATAATTACTTGTATAATGATGTTAAATCAATGATTTTATCTAATGAATCATTTGGTAACAATATATTATTATATTTACCTGAATCATTCCATATTTCAACTTACATTGGGTTACAATTTTTATCAGAACATTTGATTAATACCAATACTAAATTTACAATAAATAATGCAATTGAATTATTTGATTTAGCCAAAATAAAGATTGATGATATTAATAAAAATTATTTGGGTGAAAATTTGGATAAGTTTAATATTTACAAAGATATTAATCACTTTATTGCTGAACAAATTCTCAAGGACAAAATCAATGAGTATAATGAATTAAAAGATAAATTTGATAAAATGGAACAAAATCAAAAGAAATTATTTACAGATGGTAAAGCTCCATTAGCTAAAAAAATTACAAACTCTACTGAATATATTACAACACAGAATAAATTGAAAAAATTACAAGATGACTCTATAAGTCCAGCTACAGGAGAAATTCCACAATTAAAATCTATTATAGCCACTAAAACATACATAACAGCTGTGTCAGCATATGATAATAAAATAATCGAAAGATATAATCAAATTAAAGATGCTAATGGGTTAATAATGTATGGATGGTCACAATTATTCAAAACATCTAAACATTCAGACAATTATAACTTATTAATTGTTAAATTATTGGAAAATCAAAAGGAGCTAATAAATAATTCTAATTTAAGCTCACTTGAAAAATTACAACTAATTAATAAAGGTATGGAACACATTGCTTTGATGTGTGAAAATTACTTTGAATCTAAAAAATATACTAGTGAAAATAGAGTGTTAAAATTTATTGAAGATTTACTTGTTTATTTAACAAAATTATGTATTGGTAATGGAATAGAATTAATGATGAGAAGAATTTTATTAACTTATTTTACCAATTCTATGCCTGAACAAAAATTAGATAAAGTAACTGAATTAATTGGATATATAATTGAAGAAAAATTATCTGGTCAAACCAAATCATTATTAGAGTTATTATATAGTGATATTTGCCCCAAATTAGTTAAGAATAGTTCTGGTATTTTTGAAGATAAATCAGAAGAAATGGGACACTATTCACAGACTCCTAAAGAAATCCTTATTAATTACTTCCAACTATTGGAAAATAGCCCTGTTAAACTATCACCAGAAATTATTAATGTATTTAAGGGTGATGTTACCAGATATTTTGATACTTTCATTGGTAAAGCAATATTATTGTGGATGGTGAATATCGAAAATATATTCAAGTACTTTATCAATAATTATAGATGTGTTGAAACTTTGTTGTCTCTTCATTAAATTATAGCTTTAAATAGGAGTTATAAATTTAATTAATTATTAAAATTCATATTGGTTTTAATAAAAAATTAATCTTTTAAATTGGCCTTCTTAAATTCTTCTGGAACAGAAATACTTTGAGAATTCAAATAAGTATCATCATTTCTATTTTGTTCTTCAATAATATTTAAGGTAAAACTATGATTGATATTTCTGAAATTAACTCTGGAACCATCAGGATATACGAATTTAATTGTAAGTTGAGTTAAGGTTGAAATGGGAAAATTTTTGGAATAAATATGTGTGGGGTTTGAAACATATGTATTATATAAAATATCCCCAGGATTACCTGCTAATAATATTTTGGAAAATGCAGATGCTAAATTATTGTTGGAATAAATATATTCAATATCATTAAGATACATAAGTATATAATTATATTTTCCTGACAAGTTTAAGAAACCACTAGAATATGTTAATTCATTACCCACAGTATCTAAATTTATTGAATAGGCATAAGAATCTTTATTGGATACATTAGCACTAAAATTTGTAACTGAATATGGGTCTCCCACATTTAAAAATCCTAAAACACTACCCATCGTATCTGATTTATTAAATAAAAAACTTACTTTGGTTTTAGTTTTAATCTCTATATTTTCTCCACCTGCTGATTCTTCAGTACCTTCAACTAATTCTACTTCTGAAACTTTTCCCAAAATTATATCATAAGTTTGGGTTTCCATTTGGATAGAATAAACAGTATGTTTTTTATTAATGTATTTGGAGTCTAAAATTAATATTTCTGATGAATTACCAGAAGTATTTTTAAAACTTAAAAATCCAGCTTGTGAAATTTCAATAATATCATTTGGTTCAACGATATTAAAAGGATGAGTTATATTCATAATATAATAACGGTCGGAATCAATTTCATCAAATCTCAAAGACAAACAGTTAGGTAATTTAAAAATATTGTAAGGACTAAATGTTATTTTCTGAATATTTGCCTCAAAATTGATATCAAAATAATTATAATTGGGTGATATTACAGTATTTCCTGTTCTTGGAACTTTATTCATTTCAACCTTAAGTTTATCTAATAATGTTTGAGAAGTATAAAATCCTTCCTCTACTTGAACTGAATAAATTGTTTCACCATCCTCTATATTTTTCCAATATAATTTATCATTGGTATTTTTCTGAATTGATAAATCCACATATGGAAATTCACTACTGTATAATTCAATACTAATAACATTGTTAAAACTCTTTTTCAAATTAATAACATAGTTATCTGCATCTGGATACCCATCAATTGAATTAATAATTTTCATTACTTGTACTGTTTTACCTCCACCCGAAATATTACCATATGATGAATAGTTTAGTTGAATTTGAAATCTATTTTGGTCGAGTATATTTAACACAGAATAATTACTTTGATAGTTATAATTATTAATTGGATAATTTGAATTAAAATAACCTAATTTAATACCTCCGATATGCATGTATGATATTTTGAAAACTTGTTTCAAATAAATAATGGGTTCTTGGGTCGTAATATATTCATTTGGTAATTCAATAAAAAGTAAATTTTCATTTAACCATTTTGTTTTATTTTCAGTTGTACTAAATACCATATTTAAAAATGTGATATATGATGTAATTACCTCAGAATAAGTATCGGGAATATCCCCGTATGTTAAACACTTTTTTATTCCTAAAATACTATTTAATGGTATATTTTGTATCATATTGGATTCTGTTTGAGAACCAGATATTTCAATATTAATATATAATTCATCCGTAGTCAATTTATAATTTACTGGAATACCATGATTTTCAAAATAAATAATTAGGTATTTAAAATTTTTTATCAAATAAAGTGTATTAATTAAAGTTTTAGTAATCCCTTCAATATTTTGTATTACTATATTATCTCCAACCTGTAAACCATGATTAGGATAATTAAAAGTTGCAATATTGCTTTGCTTTGTTAATATTAATGGATTGGCAGGTAAAATTTGATTATCTGTTCTACAAATATTTTTTGGGTATAAATTTCTAAAACTACTATCAATATTTAATAATGTGGATTTTAAAATTTTATTTTTAGACATTATATTTATAATTATTATTTTTTTTTATCTATTTTTTGATAATTTTTTCCATAAATAAAATATCATAAAAAATGATAATATAAAAACTCCTGATAATAATTTCCATTCTCTTTTAACCATTTTAATAATTTCTAATGTGTTTGTATCTGATGAATCAATCATTAAATAGACTAATTCTTTTTTAAATAAACAACTTATAATATCTTTGGTTAAATAAGATTGTGCAAATAATTTAATATTATCAATATCTTTATTATTTAATGTTTTTGGAATAAATTTATTTAATTTTACACCTTTGCACATTTAAAACGCCGATTTAACGACAAAAAAATATACAAAAATATAAAAATTTGGTTATAACCTGTCGTGGAACAGGTATGAAGTCTTAACAACTACGACAAAATATGTCTGGTCTTTTACCAGTGTTAAATATAGATTTAACTATTTTTAACATATTTTGCACAGCGTTTTTATCTCTGTTATGGAATATTTCGCTTTTATGCTTAATAGATTGACATCTCAATATTCCATGACATAAGTCTGTTTCGCCTTTTCTTTTTGGTTTTTTGCTTGGCTTTTCTAAAAACTTTTCTATTTCTTCATTACAACAATTACAAAGTTTTGATGTTCTAAATTCATTTACTAAATATGTTTTATAACCTGCATTTCTAAATATTCTTCTAAACTTTTTACATATTGTTGGTTCCTTTCCTTTCATATTATTATCACCTTTATCATAATCACCAACAACTAAAATAGTTTTATTAGGCTTACCATATTTATTTTCAAAGTTTTTAATCATCTTACTTTCACTTTTTTGAGTATTTGTAAAAGCATTTAATTTAAATTTTCTAAAAAATGATTTTTCATAATGGGTATAAAGTTGATTATTTATTTTATTCTTTTCAATACAATATAATTTAAACTTTTCATAATTGCAACTTTTAGAATTTAGATTAGATAAACTTGTTTCTAACTCTTTTATTGTTTTGCCATCAATAAATGTTTCTTTATTAAATTTATCAATAATTTTATTGTATTTTTTATTTCTTGTTTCTAACTCATTTTTATCATTATAAGAACCAAAATACAACAAATCGCTGAGACCAGGATCCGCACATACAACCTTCATATTTTTAAGTTCTTGCGTAATATCTGTTTTTTCAATATAATTAATATTTTCTTCTTGACAACATTTTTTATTTTGATATGTTTTTGATAATGGCTTACCATTTACATCTACACGAATAAATAAAATACAAACTGAAATTCCATCAGTTCTTATCATATGACTGAATGTGTATTTTTTACCTTTCTTAAATACTCTATTTGATAAATTAAAAAATTTACTCCATAATTCATTATATTTATTTTCTTTTTTGTATGTTTTTAAATATTCACTTGTTGCTTCATCACCCAAAAAATTACTAATTAAAGCACAAGTATCAATACAAATATTTTTTGGGACTATATTAGTTCTTAATGGTAGAATATTAAATAATCTTATTTGTTTTTCTTCTTTTTCTATTTTAACATTATTAAGTTTTTCTAATTCATTACAAATATAAAACATTGAATGTAAAAAGTATTGTGTATTTGATTTAAGTTCATAATAAATATTATTTTCTTCAAACTTTATTTTATTTGGAAATAATTTAATTCTTTGTTCTATTATCCATTTATGATATTTTTCATTACTTGTTAAAGTATCAAATGAAACTAAATCTTTCTTTACTTTATTCATATCTTCATATAATGCTTTATGTAATTGCTTTCTTAATTCTTTATCTTTATTTACCTTTGTTATTTCATCACGCTGTTTTTTAACATCAAAAATAATATTGACATATTTATTAAGATGATCTATAAAATGTTCTTGAATATTATTATTAATATTTGTAATTATATCAATTGCTTCATATGCTAAAATATAACTTAATTTATCATAATAAAGTGTTTCATCTTTAATAATAGTTTTAGAATAATGTTCTTTATAAAATGTTGTTAAAGTCTTTAATTGTTCTGGCATATTATCATCTCTATAACCTCCAGAATTACATTTTCTTTTTGTAATTACTTTAAAAATATCACAAATAAATTCTTTATCTAATATTGGAAAAGGTTGATTATTATGAAACAAATGAATAAAATATAATTTCAAAAATTGGTAAGAATGCACAACAATTTTATTTGTTCTTGAAACTAACTCATTAATAATAGGATTAATATTAATATCTTTTAGAACATTCTTAATATTATCCTTATTTGTTTTCATAAAATCAAAATTCTCTTCATCTTTTTTCTTTTCTTTAACTTTTGGTTTTGCTTTTTTCATACTCTATATAATATTACTATATATTTTATTTTTAAATAGTTTAACGCATTAAAATTTAATTATGAAAATTAATATAATAATGGAAACACTTATTATTCATATTTCCGGTGCATCAGGTTCTGGTAAAACTACATTAGGTAATAAATTAAAAGAAGAATTTAAGAGTAAAATTGTTGTGAAAGATTTGGATGAATTAAGAGATGAATTTATAAAAGAATTTTATGGTAATAAAAAATGGACTTATATTGATGAAAATAAATATCAATCATATATTGATAGTTATATAAATAAACAAAAAAAACCAATTATTTTTGTTGGTCTAAATGATAATACTGTTTATGGAAAAAATAAAAATTTATATTATAATGTTCATTCACAACATAATTATTATATAGAAATTGATGATATGATAATAGTTAAACAAAAATGTATAAGATTATTAAATGATATACAAACTGATAAAATGGCAATGGAAGATTTAGTTAAAAATAATGAAAAATTTGTAAAAAAATTTACTGATGCAATCAAAATAGAATGTAGTGCAAAACAAACCATAAAACAAAATAATAAATGGAAAAAAGATTATGAAAAACAAGGTTATAAATTTATGTCAAGAGAAAATATTTATAAATCTGTTGTAAGGTTGTTAAATAATAAATTTTCAAAATAAATTAATAAGATTTTTATTTTTTATCTTCCAAACATTCGTGAAAATCTTTTAAGTTTTTATCATAACAATCTCTTATTTTTAATTTTGGTGCAAAAGCACAAATAAACCCTCCATTGTCAAATGCTTTTTTACAGATTTTAAGATCAATATTCTTCTGTATTGCATCAACTAATGGATGTCCTTTGAAAGGGAGTTTAATAAAATTTTTAGGAGCCAATAAAATACCACCAGAACATAATATACTTCTTGGATATGTATCCACATATATACTTTCATGTATTTCTGTTTCTGGTGTAAAATTATCTAATATAACATTTAGAGCACATAAACGATATATATTCTCTAAACGATTGTAAATAGGAAATGCATTTTTAATATCATCATAATATTCACGAAAGAATTGTTGTAAGTATTTTGCATAAGATGGTAATTCATAATATTCATCATCTTTACAACATACTATATTTATTTTTTCTTTTAATTTTTTGAATGTTAATATATAATCTTCCAATGTATATTTAATATCTTCATATGATATTGAAGCACTCATGGTTCTATTTAATTTTTTAAACTCCATATATTCAGCATTAAGTTCTTCTTGTTTATCTTTCAAATTATTGTCTCTAACAAAGTTAGAAATCATATCCATTAATCTCATAAATCCATAATGGAATTCAACATTTAATACTTTGTATGTTCCTTCTATTTCTCTCATACTAATCATATATGTTTCTTGTTTAATATATTCTTCATCTGCACTATTAATAATTATTGCCATCATAAAACGATAAATATATTTCAATAAATGATCAGTTAAATATAATGTATCATAAACAGCTGAATTACTTGCAATTATTGATGGATATACATAACATTTATGATTGCAGAAAGTTCCTTTAAGATGATTTCTCAAATCAATACGCATTTGTTTTATTTTGTTTCCTATAATGAATTCTTCTATTTCAATATCTGGATTTTTTAATTCATGTTGATAATTACCATTATTTAAATTGAATTTATCAAATACATCATATTCATCTGCATCACCAGTAAATATACCATAATCATCTGTTTTTAATGTTGGGAAATTATATGATGCACTAACTTCAAATAATCTCATATAATCATCTTTTGGAATACAAAGATAATTATCTATAATAAATCGTTCAATTTCATTGACTTGTTCCATTTTGTTAATTGACATTATAATATTGATTTAAATTATTTGAATAAATTTAAATCAATTTTTTTATTTATTATCTTCTTTTGCCTTAATTTTGTTCTTCTATTTTGTTATTATTAATCCAAGGACTTATCATTTTTGTAGGTTGAGGTGGTAGATTTTTTATATATTTGTCACCAACAAGTGTATTTGTAATAGTATTTATACCTATTTTAAGATATATACACTCCATATTTAGGTCTTTCCATATCAGCATCTACAACTGAATTTTTGTATAAATATTTTCTTTGATATAAATTAATAAATTCCTTATAAACTTGAATATATAATTCAAAACAACATATTATTTTATTTTTTTCATAATTTTCTTCATCCCATCTGAAATATGATCTATATACATTAAAATTTTCTTTATAATAATCATACAACAAATTTGTATTAATAACTCTTTTACATTTATGACTAACTATTTTAATAGTGTGTAATATATTATTTTTTTCAAATAATCGCATAAAATTTCAAGTTCTAATTCACTGAATATTTGGTATTTTTTAATACGTCCTTCCTTTAATTTTTTTATATTTTGAATAATATGATAAATATTTTTAACCATATGATTTGACCTAAATTCATTTGCCATATAAACTAAAACATTGTTAATAAATTTATAATAAACATAACAATTATTTTTTTTAGATAAATGATATTCTACTTGTCTATCAAATCTTGATAATTTTATTTTATAAAATGTTCCAAATTCATCTTTAAAATTCATGATAGTTATTATTATAATACTTTAATATAAAAACATCTTTAAATATATAAATCAATATTTTTATTTATTATTTTCTTTTTCTTTTAATTTTGCTTTACGATTCAAGTATGCTTGATGTCTCCATTCTTTTAATTTTTCCGGATTAGTTTCTTTTATTTTTTCCATATAATTTTTTGCTTTTTCTTTTACTATTTCACTATTTTTTTCATAATACTTTTTATTCCGTATTGGATTGGTATATGATTTTAGTTTTTCTTCTAATTCATTATTTTTATTTTTAAGTTCTTCTATTACAAGTTTTAATTTATCTATTTCTTCATTCATTATATTTACTATAATAATATTATAACATAATTTTAAATATTTTATATCATAATATTAAGTATAAATGACATCAAAACATAAAAGTGAGGATTATAAATTATCTGCTGTTGAATATTATTTAGTTGGTGATAAATCACAAATAGAAGTATGTGAAATTTTTAAATGTAGTCCAAGAAGTTTAATGAGATGGGTTGAAAAATATGAAAAAGATGGTGAAATAAAAAGAGAAAATAGAAAACCAGTAGCATATAAAGTTCATAAAGAGCATGTTAAATTTTTATTAGATGAAATCAATAAAAATAAAACCATAACTATGACTGAATTAAAGCATAAATTAAAAGATAAATTTAAGATTGAATTAAGTAGGTTTCATATCAATAGAATTGTTAATGATAATAATATAACATTAAAAATAACAAGAATACGTCATGAACCTGAAAAAAGATTTGGTAAAGAAATAAATATAAATCAAAAATTAAAAGAATTTTATGATGAAATTAAAAAATATAAATTAGAAGATATAATATGTATTGACGAAACATCTATAAGTGGTCTTCAAAAAAGACATCAATGTTATAGTGAATTAGGAAAAAGATGTGTAATAAAAACACAATCACAAGAAGTATTCAAAAAATATACAGGTATATTTGCAATTTCTTATAGTGGAGTATTAGGTTGGGAATTATATGAAAAGGGTGGAATTGATAGTGATAGACTATATGAATTTTTAGAAAAATATATTACTAAAAAATATAAAAATAAGTTAATAATTTTAGATAATGCAAGTAGTCATAGGAATGAAAAAATAAAAGAATTACTAAATAAACATAATAAATTATTATATTCAGTTCCTTATCAACATTTTACAAATAGTATAGAAAATTACTTTAGTATGATGAAATCAAGATTACAAAAATTAGATGGTTTAACACATAAAGAATTAAAAAATAATATAGAAAAAGTCATTAAAGATATACCAAAAGAAAAATATGAGAATATAATTAAAGGAACTTATAATAGAACAAAGAAATATAGTAAGAAACCTTCTAACAGAAGAAAAACATTAAAAAATTATTTATAATTTGCATATTTAAAAAATCGGCGTTTTAAATGTGCAAAGGTGTAAAACACAATTTTTTGTTTGGTTATTAAAAAATGTTAATATTATATCCCTAGCTAAATCATCTCTATCAACAATTTTAAATTTATCTAAAAGTATTTCCGTAATTGGAACAATTTTACTTCTAATATCAGAATATAAATTATTCAAGTCAATTTTAATTCTGTATTCATTATCTAATGTTTCAATTTCTTCCAAATGCTTATTAACTAAAGGATAAATGATAGGATATAAAGTATCATTTATTATTCCATTGGCTACTTCAAGGTTCATATATTATAAATAAATAGAAATTTATATATAATGGGTCTATTTTATATATTTCTTTAACTAAAAAAAATTGATAAATATATTTAAAAATATATTCAACCCTATTATCAATGCCCAAAACAAAGTCTGATACAGAAACTATTAAAACCGATGCTGAAAAGTACGACAAAAAGACCCCTAGAGAACATGTATTACTTCGTCCCGATACTTATGTAGGAGACATTGAACCCACCACTGAAAGTATGTGGGTTTATGATTCTGAAATGGGATGTATGGAAAAGAAGAGTATTACATATACTCCTGGTTTTCTTAAAATATTCGATGAAGTTCTTGTCAATGCTCGTGATGCTGCAGTAAATGATTCCACATGTGACACAATTAAAGTCGAATATAATATTGATGAAGGGTATATTAGTGTATGGAATAATGGTGATGTTGGTATTCCAGTAGAAGAACATCCCACTCATAAAATGCTCGTTCCCACTATGATTTTTGGTGAATTACTTACCAGTTCAAATTATAATGATGATGAAGAAAGAACAACCGGTGGCCGTAATGGTCTGGGTGCAAAGTTGGCATCAATTTTTGCATCTAAATTTATTGTCGAAGTAGATGATGCTAAACGTGGAAAACGATTTAAACAAGAATGGACTGACAATATGTTGAATGTAGGAAAAGCTGAAGTAACCAAACTACCTGCTAAAACCAGGAGTTCAGTTAAGATTACCTTTTATCCAGATTTTAAACGATTTGGTATTAAGAGTTTGAAAAATGATCATCAAGCATTATTCCATCGTAGAACTATTGATATTGCTGGTACATCTAATAATAAACTCAAAGTATTTTTCAATGAACAAAAGGTAGATATTAATAATTTCAAATCATATATTGAAATGTATTTCCCTGCTAGTGAAATGGAACTTTATTATTACCAACAAGACAGATGGACTGTAGGTGTTTATTACAAACAAGATTCTGGTAATGAAGTGGTAAGTTTTGTCAATTCAATTAATACTTATCGTGGTGGCACTCATTGCTCTCATGTAATTGATAATATTGTTAAAACTCTAATCAATGATTACATTAAAAAGAAGGATAAAGATATTAAAGTAACCCCTACATTATTAAAGGAAAATCTTATCTTCTTTATTAATTCTATTATCATCAATCCAGCATTTAGTTCCCAAACCAAAGATACCCTAACAAGTAAGGTTGATAAATTTGGTTCCAAATATGAACCAACACCTGCATTTATGAAAAAACTTGCCAAATGTGGTATTGTGGAACAAGTTATTGAGTTAGCCAAATTTAAAGAAAATGCTGGACTCAAGAAAACCGATGGTAAGAAACAAGTTAAAATTTCTGGAATTCCCAAGTTAGAAGATGCTAATAAGGCCGGTACAAAGGAATCAAACAAGTGTACTTTGATTCTTACAGAAGGAGATTCCGCAAAAGCAACTGCTATGGCAGGGTTGTCAGTAGTTGGTCGTGATTATTGGGGAGTATTCCCACTTAAGGGTAAGTTGCTCAACGTAAGAGAAGCTGGTGCTGCTCAACTACTTGCTAATGAAGAAATCAAAAACCTTAAAATGATTATTGGTCTCAAACAAGGAGAAGATTATACATCAGATGATAAATTTAATACCCTAAGATATGGACATGTACTCCTTTTGACCGATCAGGACGTTGATGGGTCTCACATTAAGGGCTTGTTTATCAATATGCTTCATAGTCTTTGGCCATCACTTGTCAAACGAGAAAATTTTGTTCAAAGTTTGAATACTCCTATTGTAAAAGCAACTAAAGGAAAAGATACTATTACCTTTTATAATTTGACTGATTATGATAAATGGAGAGAATCAGATGAATCCAATGGTTACAAGGTCAAATACTATAAGGGTCTTGGTACATCTACCTCACAAGAAGCCAAGGAATATTTTGAAGACATTAATACCAAATTGATTAATTACTTTTGGGAAAATGTAGAAAAAGAAGTTAAGGCCAAGTTTTCTGATTCTGATAAACCAGGTTCAGATAAAAATAAGAAAGCAAAAGTAGAAAAACAAGAAGAATCAGACGATGAGTCAGAAGCTGATTCTGATGAAGAGGATAATCCAGATGTTTTTATTCCTATTCATGATGACGATGATGCTATTAGACTGGCTTTTGCAAAAGAACGTGCAGATGACCGTAAGAAATGGCTCATGTCTTATGATAAAAATAAGACTCTCAAATATGAACAAAAGACAATTCCATATTATGACTTTATTCATTTGGACTTGATTCACTTTTCTAACGATGACTTGATTCGTTCTATTCCTTCAGTTGTTGACGGTCTCAAGCCATCTCAAAGGAAGATTCTTTATGGTGCTTTCCTAAGAGGTTTAGATAAAGATGAAGTCAAGGTAGCACAGTTAGCTGGTTTTGTGTCTGATAAAGCTGCGTATCATCATGGTGAAGCATCTCTAATGGGTGCTATCATTGGTATGGCACAAAACTTTGTTGGTTCAAACAACATCAATATTCTGATGCCAAATGGTCAGTTCGGAACTAGATTAAAGGGTGGCTCAGATGCAGCCTCATCCCGTTATATCTGGACTAAACTTGAAGAATTAACACCATTAATTTTCAATCCAATGGATTCTCCTGTGCTAAATCAACAAGATGATGACGGAATGCCGATTGAACCTGAATTTTATGCTCCAATTATTCCTATGATTCTGGTTAATGGTGCTCAAGGTATCGGTACTGGTTTCTCAACTAAAGTACCACCTTATAATCCTTCTGAAATTATTTCTAATCTTAAGAACATTATAAATGGTAAATCATTCAATCCTATGGACCCATGGTGGCAAGGATTTGAAGGTGTTGTTAGTAAGATTGATGATTTCAATTATGAAATTTATGGTACTTGGACACAGGATGATGATAAACTGATTGTAACCGAGTTACCGGTTGGTGAATGGACCAGTACTTACAAAGAATATTTGGAAAAACTACTTGATGATGCTCCAATTCGTGGCAAACCAGATGATAAGAAAGCCAAGAAAAAACCTAAGAAAGAAAAAGAAAATCCATTCCTTAGCTACAAAGATAATAACACTGATACTAAGGTTCACTTTGAATTATCATTTGAAGATGGTTATTTGGATACTGCCAAGGACGTTGACAAATTATTCCATTTGTACAAAAAGTATTCTATTGCTAACATGCACTTGTATGGGCCTGAAGGTCATATTAAACGATATGATTCGGTTGAAGATATTATGAGAGATTACTATCAAGTAAGACTTGAAATGTATCAAAAACGTAAGGATTATCAACTTGGTATTCTCGAGCACCAACTCAAAGTTATTAGCTATAAAGTTAAATTCATTTTGATGGTGGTTGAAAAGAAATTAGAAATCAATAATAAGAAGAAACAAGAGATTGAAGAAAAACTGGAAAAACATAAATTCCCCAAACTTGGTAAATCAAATGAGGATACTAAAGTTTCTTACGATTATCTACTTTCCATGCCTATTTATAACTTGACTCAAGAAAAGATTGAGGAATTAAAACAACAACAGGATGAAAAACAAGCCGAATATGATGATTTGGATGGTAAAACTCCCCAAGACATTTGGTTAGGAGAACTTGATGTTCTAGAAGCTAAATATGAAAAATGGTATTCAAAGAAGGTTCAAGAAGCTAAAGAATCTGTAGGTAAAAAGAAATCCAAGAAATCCAAAAAATAAATTATTTTCTATAAATTATATATATGAGTAATATTATAAATTTTGATGTTTATTATGAAAAATATTTAAAATATAAAACAAAATATCTCAAATTGAAAGAACTATTAGGTGGGGTTGATCCAACTCAATTCAATAATAATTCAATTGTGTCTAGAGAAAAGTTATTTGATATAATTTCTAATTTATTAGCAGACATAATTATTTATGCAATATGTGATATACATCAATTATTGCTTAATGATGAAGAAATAAATATTCTTGAAAACTATATTAATTTGGGATTTTGGCGGGACAATATTCAAGTTAAATCTAATTTTAGAGATACAATTAAACAACTATTATTAGACATGATTCAAAGAGAAGAAATTGAAATAAATACAATCGGTTATGAAAATGTAAAATTGTGGCAATTTAAAATTAAAAAGGAACATTTTAGAGAAGATTCAATAGTAGATTTTTTAGATGATAAGTCTAATATTCACATTAGTTTTGTTATGTTACAAGAAGAATTAAAAGATTCTAAAGGACGTCCTATTTATCATGAAGGGAAAAAACTCTATAAAGATTTTGAAATAAATTATAAGCTTGATATTCACTTGCTCCAATAGCCCTATTTTTAACATAATTTTGATCGTATCCACACGTACAATCCAAAAATAATAAGTTTGTCATATAATAAAAGTAGATAAAAAAAATATTTTCTTAATTATATAAATACATAAATGACTAAAAAATATTTAAGGCTTGGGTTTACAGAATGTTCTCTTTTATTTGTATACTGGTTAAATGTATATAAAAATATTAATTCTAAAGATTTAGATAATAGTAAAAGAGATTTAATAAAATGGTTATATACAACATCAGGATATTATGATAAAACACAAATTGGAAATTATTTTAACGTAAATCATGAAAAAGAACCAGAAATATATAAAACATATATGGAAAAATTGATAAAATACATTAAAGATTGTGATAATTACATTTTAGCTCTTCATAGATTT